GTGGTTGAATGTACCGCCCTGGAAAGGCGGCATACGGAAATTCCGTATCGAGGGTTCGAATCCCTCCCCTTCCGCCAGAACACAGACCCCGAAGCCTCTCAGGCTCCGGGGTTTTTCTTTATTTACCTTGAGTACCAGACACATTCCAGAATTCTACTTTCGTCGATTCCGCCAAAATCCGCCAGATTGCGACATATCACGCCATGCGATAGACTGTGGAGGTGGGTCTTTTGGTGGGTCTTTTTTCGGTGGGTCTCTGGTGGGTCTTACGCGATTCACCGCCCAAAGGTAGATATGAAAGATCAAGTCACGTCGAAAAATTTCATGACGCTGCCACCCGGCCGGTACTCGCTCGGCGGTGGGTTGATGCTTCTCGTGCGTTCTGAGTCTTCCCGGCAGTGGGTTGTCCGCTACCGATTCGCGGGGACACGGAAAGACTTGTCGATCGGTGGCGCCTCGCGCATTTCAATCACGTCTGCAAAAGCGCGGGCAGCAAAAATTCTCTCAATGGCGGCCGACGGCATCGATCCGTCATCATCAAAGCTTTCAGAAGAAGACGCCCGAGAAAGCATCACTTTCAAAGAGTTCTATCCTGGTGCAATCGCGACCATTCAAAACGTCAAGCGCTGGAAAAACGAAAAGCACGCATCGCAGTGGGTGTCCACAATCGAAACCTATGCCGTCCCGGTTCTCGGTGCTCTTCGCGTAAAGGACATCACGCGAGGAGACATCCTCGAAGTCCTCAAACCGATCTGGACAGAAAAGCCAGAGACAGCCAGCCGCCTACGAGGCCGCCTCGAAAGTCTCTTCTCTCAAGCAATCGCTGAAGAACTCATACAAACAAACCCTGCTACTTGGAAAGACGGGCTAGCTTTCTTCCTGCCGCCGATCTCAAAGGTCCACGAAGTCAAGCACCATGAGGCAATGCCTCTTGAAATTCTGAAAAGTTTTGCACCGGAGACGGCGAAAAAGACTTCTGTCGTGTCTCGCGCCGTCCTTTTCGGCATCCTCACTGCTACACGCGTGCAAGAGTTCCTTTGCGCACGATGGGACGAGATCGACATCCAGCGCGCGACGTGGACGATCCCAGCCTCTAGAATGAAGTGCGGTCTTGAGCACCGCGTCCCGCTCTCACGTCAGGCACTGGCAGTCCTAGAACGATGCGAACGGAAGTCTGAGCTCGTCTTTCCTGCGCCACGATCAGACAAAGAGATGGTTATCGACAGCCCTCGGGCTTTTATCCGGAAGGCGACAGGCGAGTCTTTCACAATGCACGGTTTCAGATCAACGTTCCGCGACTGGTGCGAGGAGAACTTCATCCATGAGGCCCTTGCCGAGCGCGCTCTGGCTCACGTAAAGGGCGACAAGGTCGTGCAGGCCTACCAACGCTCAGACCTCCTTGAGCAACGCCGCCCGGTCATGCAGCAGTGGGCGGATGCGATCCTGCCAACGTAACGAATGATGTAAAGCAAGTCATTCCCACATCGACTTGCTGCCTCCGGGACACAGAGCGAACATGAACTCACCCAAACAAAACACCGGAGACCAACATGACGAACACCGACAACCGCCGCGAACTCGAAAAAGCCCTCGAACAGCTCGAACTTGCCATCGACCTCAAGAGCGACGAGGCTGCCGACGCTTATGCAGCCGGTAAAAAAGTAGAGTGGCGGAGCCTTGTCAAGGCGTTCCTGACGCTTTGCGACGACCGCGACGAAATCGCTGCCCGCCTTGAAGCCATCCAATAAAAGTAGGTTACAATTTTAAAATCTACACGCGCGGCTCACCTCCGCGCTTTTGTCGTTTTCGTAGCCCTATCACCATCAGGAGAGTCCATGAAAAAGATCACTATTGCTCTGGCTATGGTTGCAGCCACCATGTTGACAGCCTGCTCTGACCCGGAAGAAGAAGCAAAAGAGCGTGAGGCAGAGCTTGCCCAACAACTCACGACAGAGACGCTCAGTACGTACCGTGGTAGCCCCTGGAGCGACAGCAAGTCAGATGTGCTCAAGGTCTATTTGAAACAAAATGGCGTTACAGAATCCGAGCTTGACGGGTTCCGTAATTGCTTGACTGAATACGCGAACACTAAGTCCACAACCCTCAAGACCACAGAAGTTCTCGGATGGTGTCTGAACGAATACAAGGACATTCCGGAAAAATTCAAGTCACACATTGACCTTGATCCGTTCTTCAAGCTATTCAGCCCTTGGGACGGATCCTTCAAACCAACCGAAGAAGCCGTGCTCAAGACACTCAATGATCCTGACTCCTACAAGCACGACGAAAGTAGCTACACGCTTCACCTGAACAGGAAGAACGAGGCCCCGTTTGCAATAGTCAAGACAACTTTCCGCGCCAAGAATGGCTTCGGAGCAATGATGAAGGCAAGCGTCACCGTTCGCGTGGACCTCAAGACGATGGAAATGAAGATCATCGAACAGCAGGGCATCTAATTCGGAGATTTGCAAGTGGACTAAGAGCCCCATGCGCCAGATTCGTTCTGGCGCTTTTCATTTGTTCAGGGTTGCTCTGGCGTCGTGAACTCCGGCGTTTCTTTGAAGTAGGCCTGAACCCTCTGCAAGAAGCTCTGTGCTTTCTCTGAGAAGTCCTTCGCACCGGGCGATTGCGGCTCGTTCCACTCTGCAGGCATCGGCAGAGGCTCTTCTCTCTCGATCTTGGTAGGCACGCTGCACCCGGTCAAGGTCGTCAGAGAAGCGCACAGCATCGCGCCGAGAAGCATCAAGCGCGTTTTGCGCAGCAACAAGTTTTTCATAAGCCTTTCTCCCATCGTTTGCGCGAACAATCGCGGCCTGAAGTTTGACATTGGCGATCTCCTCGCCGTACTCGTGCGACGCGTACATGTACCCGCCGACAGCGCCCGCAGCAAACAGCCCGAGCGGCACAAAAAGCTTCCAGTTCATCGAAGCCTCCATGCAAAAAGAGACCCGCGAAGGGGTCTCGTGTAATTCAATATCCTCGGCGTCGATAGCTCGTCCAGTCGAAGAGCACAGAACGGCCTCCTTCGCGAAGCCGGTCCATCGCCGCCTCGCCCAAGTAGTCCATCAAGGCTTCACCAGAGAGATTGCTGATGACGATCGTCGCCTTCAGCGCCTCGTAGCGTGAGTTGATCACCTCGAAAAGCATCAGCTTCTCGGCATCGGTCCCGAACTGCCTGCCGACTTCATCTATGACAAGAAGGTCAGGCGTAGCAAAGGACTCGTACACCTCGCGCTCGTTTCGATCCGACTGGCGTCCGTAGGTCTCTTTGATTCGCTGAGCGATCCGAGACGCTCGCGTATAGAGCGCAGAGCCGCCGTGCTCGATCAACGCCTGCGCGATTCCTATGGCAAGGTGCGTCTTACCCGTTCCAGACGTGCCGTAGAAAAGCAGGTTTGCACCACTGTCGTCGTTCTCGCAGATTGTCTGCAAGTACTCCCTTGAAGCCTCAAGCGCGGCACGTTGGCCACCGTTCGACACGACATAGCCTTCAAGCGTGCGGCCTCTGTATCGAGCCGGTATGGCCGCGTCACCGATGATGCGACAAGCCTTCACCGCCTCGCTGCGCTTTGTAGCCTCTTTCGCCAGTCTGGCGTTCTCACGGTCGCGGGCTTCAAGCGCACACTGCGCACAGCCCATCCAGATGATCCGGTCGCGGATCATTACTCCCGTGTCTGTAAATGCACCATGCTTGGTGCAGATTGCGGGCTTCGTGCGCCCGTTGCGAATGTACGAAAGATCGACTTCCCTCAAAGCCATTCATTCTCATTCCTTCCCTCAAAAGTCAAACGGGTCCCGGCGGTAGTCCCCGGGCGTTGCGTCTGTCATATATCCCGTTTTCGATTTCTTGTTTTTATCTGGTATAGGTCGCCCTCTGTCGGCGGTACCATTCGACCGAGGCGGCGTTTCGGACTGCCGCTCTCGGGTCGCGCGTTCGCCCTTTTCGGTCATCGTGAACCACCTGGTGCGGTCGTAAGCCGATCGATTGAAGTTGCCGGTCTCGAGGTATCCACAAGTTATCAACTTATCCAGAGCTCCCCTGACCTGCTTCTCGCTCAAGTAGTCGAAAAGCTCAGCGAAATGGCGCGTACTGCCATAGGTCCAGTGCTTGCCGTCGTGCTTGTGCCGACCGGTTCTTCGGTTCGCACGGACCCAGAACGCAATGTTCTCAAGGACAACGGCGGCGTTGACTCCGACTTCGACGGCGACCTGCACGCTGAAGTGGTGTTTTACGCCCGACATGTTGGGCTTTATTGATTTTTCAGCGGGAGATGTCATACTAGAGATAGCGAATTCCTCCCCTCATTTCATTCGATAGCCTCGCCGAACTGTCACGGCGGGGCCTTTTTTCATTCCTCTGCCCCGAAAACGTCCGGAAAGAGCTCACAAGCCGGAACACCGAGCACATCCTCATATGCTCGCAGCGTCTTGAAGTGCGCCGGTGTCACGGCCCCGCTCTCATGTTTTGAGACTGTTTGCTGTCCGCATCCAACAAGCGCGGCCAGCTCCGCCTGCGTGAACCCTGCCTCTCTGCGTGCCTTCTTCAACGCAGCTCTCTCAAACGGCTTCATCGCCAACGTATTCCTTGAACTTCTTTGGAAAAATCACGTATGTCCACTGACCGGAATGCGGCATTTTTGCGGCCGCACCGAACGGCAGTAGCCCCTTTTGTAAGCAGATTCGGATGTACTGGGGCGACTTATTGAGCGCCTTAGCGACATCGTTCACCGTTAGGTTTCTCAATGGAAAACATCTCCTTTTTCATCTTTTTTAGACAGTTGCGGTTAAAAAAAATCGCGCATGATCGCACGGTGCCTCTCACTGCCTTTCAAAAAAATAGTACGAAATCAGACAATTGAGTTCAATAGTGAATTTTTGGAAGTTAATCGTTCCTCTTGCTTTGATAAATTAAATGATCTAAATTAGACATATATCCAAATTAGATATTTATACAACAAAGGGAGAGGGTTTAATGGAGTATTTATCCGACAAAGAAATAGGCTACATCATCAAACGCGCGAGGATGCTTCGAAATCTGACGCAGGCAGAACTCGGTGAGCGACTTGGCGTGCAGGCCGCTGCGGTCCAAAAATGGGAAAGCGGAAAGGTCACGAACATCAAGCGAAACATCCTCAGGGATATGGCCGTCGAACTGAGAGTGAATCCTGCGTTGCTGATAGGCCTGCCAGTTCAGACGGATTTCCTCAAGCAGCTATCGAAAACCGAGCGCATTGGAATGGAGAATTTCTTGAGGGAGTATCAAGAGAAAGGGCGTGGAGGCGATGCGTAACGCGAACGGCATGGGCGGCATCACAAAGCTTTCCGGGAACCGTCGCCGCCCCTTCTGGGTACGCATCACGACCGGATGGGAGATCAACGAAGAGACGGGAAAGGCAAAGCAGCTCACGTCCACACTTGGTTATTACGCAAGCCGAAAAGAAGCGATGATCGCTTTGGCCGAGTATCACCAGAACCCGATCGACCTCACAAGAAAGACGCTAACCTTTGCTGAGGTCTGGGACATCTGGACGCCGCCGCACTTCAAGAAGTACCCGAGCAGCGCTGCAGGGCTCAGATCAGCTTACAAGCGCTGCGCACCGCTCTACGAGATGCAGATGGCTGACATCAAGAAGGTTCACATGCAGAACATCCTCGACGGCATGAATCACATGTCGGAGGAGAGCCAGGGCAAGGTGAAATCCATCTTCAAAAACGCGTTCAAGTACTGCATCGAGAACGACATCGTCACGAAAGACTACTCGCAGTTCCTGGTGATCACACCGCCCAAAAAGAAAAAAGCCGCGAAGGAAAAGTTCTTCACGGCAGAGGAGCTCGGCGCTGTATTTGGCTCGCAAGACTTCGCGGTGCAATTCCCGACCGGCAAAAAGTCCTACGCTGAACTGCGCCTGGTGGACACGGTGCTCATCATGCTTTACACCGGCATGCGGATAGGAGAGCTCCTCGGGGTCAAGACCGAAGACGTGGACCTTGCGCAGCGCATCATCCACGTGCGCGGGACAAAGACCGAAAACGCAGACCGGATCGTGCCGATCCACCGAGAGCTCGCCCCGGCCCTTTCGAAGCGCCTCGATGGCGAGCACCTGATCGAAAACGCGAACGGCAAGCCGATTAAATACGACCAGTACAAGAAGCACTTTTTCGACCCGTACATGAAGAGCCTAGGCGTCTCGCACACGCCTCACGCGCTCCGACATACGTTCGTCTCTCTGATGGATTCTTGCGGCGTATCGTCGAACTCAGTGGCCTTGAAACGCATCGTCGGCCACTCGAATTCGAACGTCACAGAGCACTACACGCACAAGGACATCAACGACCTGATTGAAGCAATCGACAAATTGCAAGTGAACATAGTGTGACAATTCAGTGAACTGGAAAAGTCAAGCCGAAAGGCTTTTTTCTAGGCGTGTCGTGATACTTACGTGTCACTTACGCACTCTAAAACAGGGAGTTTTCCCGTAATTCTCTGAAAGTTTAAAAGCCCCCAAAACCGCGCTGTACGTAGGTTTCAGGGGCTTTTCTCGTGTCTTGTAGGACGCTACAGAATTTACTACAACAGTAAGTTTTTATTGTCAACAAACCGCGCCGTTATGCGGTTTTGGCAATTTCGTGATACTTACGCGTAACTTACGCACTTTCTCTCATCATGCCTTATTAGTATCTTAGTTTTTCATGATTTCGTCAAGAGTCTACGAATAGGCTTTTTTATGGCATCTTCAAAAGACATTTTTTTCATCCTTGCATAGACGACTCGATACGGCAAGTTCAGCTCATCACACCATTCGGCCAATGGCTTTTTATAGCCATTAAATTCAACCCACAATGTATTGCGCCTATTTCGACATTGTTCGCGTTGAGTAGCCCACCGGCAATTGCTCGGCTCATAGTTCCCGTTCACGTCGATTCGATCAATCGACAACCCATCTTCGTACCCACTGGCCAAAGCCCACTCACGAAAAGTTTCGTAGGTCTTCCAGTCGTCGCAGACCTGAATGCCTCTACCACCGTAATTTTTGAAGGTATCCTCGATGTGATCGTTTGTGCACCGCGAGTGAAGGGCGGACCAAATTCGGTACAAGCGGCTCTTGCATTCACCATGAGTTCTGCTTCGATCCCCGACAGCCTTCCTTGCAAGACATCCGCAAGAGCGAGTGTTTCCCATCCTCAGGTTGTTGCCCTTCAGGACGATCTCTTTCCCGCAGTCGCATCGGCAAAACCAGTTCGCGGATCGTGTTTTATCCACATGAGAAAAGCCAAGGACAAGCAAACTACCGAATCGCTGTCCAGTCAAATCAACTCGCGGCACAGCACAACTCCTAGCGTTGATTAGTCACTTATTTGATTATACGGCATAAAAAGTTCTTTCAATGCCCTCAGCAATCACGCGCGCCAATTTGTCCTGGTAGCTGAATCGAAAGAGCTTCTCCGCCGTTTCTGAATGACTGATGAAGCCGACCTCCACCAGTGCGGCCGGTGCGTTCGTGTGCTTCAGCACGTAGTACTTCGCCTCCTTGACACCTCGGTCTTTTTCTTCAGGAAAGCTTGAAGCCAGACCGTTCTGGATGTTTTCAGCAAGGCGTTTCGTCACGCCTCCAACACCCGGATATTTGAACGTCTCGATTCCGCTTGCGTCCTTGTTCTCGGCGCTATTGCAGTGGATCGAAATGAACGCGTCCGCCTTGGCAGCGTTCGAAATATCGCATCGCTGTTGAAGCAGAAGCGCCTGATCCTTCGTTCGAGTGAGCACGACGCGATGCCCTTTCGCCTTTAGTTTGTCCGCAATTTTGTTTGCGATACCCAAGGTCGCCTCGGCCTCTTTGTAGCGACCATTCACAGCCCCCGGATCAGTACCTCCGTGCCCCGGGTCCAGCACGATAGTCAGTTTCTTACTCATTTCTTGACAACCTCCCTACTCTTAATTTCCTTAATCGCTCGATGCAGAAAGCCTGGGATCATCCCGCCAAAGCCAAGGCGGTCAAGATTCTCAAGCGTGCTGCCGAGTTCATTAACGGCGTAAGCCGCAATAGCCGCGTTGCGCAGCATGTCTGTGCCTGCGATTACGTCAAGCCCATGCGAAAGCATCACGACGACGAAAATGAAAACCTTTTTGAAAAGACCTCGAAAGCCGACACGGCTGTTCCACTCGCCGGTCTTTCCTGCAGCGATGGTCCCCGTCACGTAGTCCACGGCGACGAACATCAACAGCCACTGCAACTGCAGGTCAATACCTCCTAGCGCCCAAGCCAGTGCGCTTCCGACAGCCCCTGAAGCGAGCATCAAATACGCCTCCCCTTTTGCAGGAATGAGCAACGACATGTAGTCGATGAACGTCTGCACAAACCCTCTCTCCATAAATCACCTCCTTGTTTGTTCTCCCCTTCACCATATTCAACGACCGTCAAAATCCCTAGCCCTGACACGCCTGCCATCACTACAGGCGTAAAAAAAGGGGACGGTTTCCCGTCCCCCCCTTTATGGAGCTTTAAGACTTAGCTTTTAAGTCGCTCAACCTCTTCCGAAAGTCGCTGAACCGCGAGGATCAACGGACAAACGAGCGAAGCATAGTCAACCGCCAGATAGCCCTCAGACGACTTGCTGACAAAGAGCTTCGCAATCTGCGGGTCCGCGTTCTGGACCTGCTGCGCGATGAGTCCCATGTGCTTCTGACCGTCTTCCTCGCCGAGGTAGGAATAGGTGACAACTGGGAGCTTGCGAATGAACGCAATCGCTCGATCGGCATCGACCTTTGCAATTCCTTCCTTGAGGCGAACGTCCGACGAAACGCTGATGGCTGTCTTCGAATAGATTTTCGAGCCGGCAATCATCGTCTCAAGGCCGTTCGTCGCGAGCGTCATCATGGACGACGTTTTGAAGAGCGCCTGAGTCCCGTTGAGGCGAATCACGTCAGAGGCTACAGAGCCGCCGAAGTCCTGGCCATCCTGACCGTCTCGGCCATTCGTACCGTCGCGACCATCAGCCCCAGGATAGCCCTGCGGACCGCGTTCGCCATCTCGACCAGGAAGCCCATCCTTACCGGGCGCACCGTCTTTACCTGGCAACCCTTCAGCACCGGGCAGACCATCCTTACCAGGAAGCCCCTGATCACCGCGAGCGCCGTCAATGCCATCCTTGCCATCAACGCCGTCCTTGCCGGGCAGGCCAGGTTCACCCATAAGGCTCGCAAGCCATTCAACCTCGCTGCCAATGAAGCCGTTGGCGACAGCCACCTCGTAAGCGCTCAAACCATCAGCGCCGTCAGCGCCCGGTGTTCCACCAGAGCCGCCTTCGCCCTTGAGGGCAAAGCGAGCGTCCGATTCGGTCTTGCTGTAGATTGTGAGGCTGTTCGCCTTTTCATCCAATACGTCGGAAAGCCAGCGATCTTCGTTGCGATAGTTCACAACGTCTGTCGAGTGATCGGCAAGCACGCGGATCGGCGCAGGCTTGAAGGTCGAATCCGTGCGGTCGTACCAAAGGCCAATGAGAGACTCGTCGAGAGAGTTAATGCGAATCAACTTCGCGTCGACGACCTCGGTCGGATACTCCTGCACGCCGATGCAGAGGTCCTTTTCGTTGAGCTGGGCGTAGAAGTAATAGATCACTTCAACCCAGCCGTTGCCCGTCCATTTCTTCCCGATGACGGTCTTGTCGTCGGTCGTTCCGATGTAGATGTAGTTAGGAATGGTCACCTCTGTCGGGAAACCGTACGTGCCAGTGCAAATGCTCTGGTCATTGATGAAGCCGTAAAAAAACAATGGCTTTCCTTATAAAAAAATGGCCGAGGGACAGTCCCCCGGCCACAAGCACACAGTAGCATGCTCTTGGTAGCAACGCGCCGATTCTCACAGCTCGTTGCATCTATCCTCAGAAGAGGATGTTGTACAGCCACGTGCAGAGAACCCCGGCAATGAAGCCGACCGGTCCCCAGAAGAGGCGCGTCTTTCGACGGGTCTCCGCATCGAGCAGAGCCTTCTGGGCTTCCACCTTGGCGATGAGCTCGTCGGTCACTTCCTCGACCTTGACGCCGATCTTGTCGAGCCATTCCTTCACTTCCTCTTTCGTCATTTCAGTCACCTTTTCCTTTAGCGCCTCTTTCAGCGCCTTGACAATCAAATTCCACATATGAAAAAACCGCCCGAAGGCGGTGTGATAAAGTTACGGGTACGTACCCTGCTCACAGCTGATTCGGCAATCGTGAGCCATTTTTGCATTCATATCAAATATATTTCAAGATGTTACCCCCCTTGTAATCAAAATGATTCTCGGCAAAAGATAGACGCCGTCTATTTGTGGTGCGACGGCTCTGACCAAAACTTTCAAAAAGCCAAGGAAGAACGCTTAAAGGAACTGAACCTGCCGTTCCAAGAAGATAATGTCGGCGACCTCAGATTTGCTGACAATGAGGAGCTGAAATATTCTCTCCGCTCCATTCACCAGAACGCCCCCTGGATAAACCACATTTACATCGTCACGAACAAGCAAAAGCCCTCGTGGCTCAAAGAGCATCCCAAGATCACAATCGTCGACCACAGTGAAATCATTCCGAGCGAGCTACTACCTACGTTCAACTCTGTGGTGATCGAAATGTATGTCCATAAGATCCCAGGACTGCAGGAGAAATTTTTGCTCTTTAATGACGACATGTTCATTAAGAACCCCGTTTCACGAGACTTCTTTTTCGATGGTGACAAACCGATTGTTCGCCTTAGAGAAGTTCCTAAGCAGATGCAGTACGCTTCCATCGAGGAAGCTGAAAACGTCGTCAATAGCCATCTCGAATATGGCTTTAGAGAAACACAAATTCGAGCATGGCTGATGGCCTGCCGGCGCTACGGTTACCACAAGTTGCTCGTGCTTTCGCATACCGTAGACGGGATGACAAAATCAGCGATCGCGGAAACCCTTGAGAAATACCCTGAAATTCTAAAGAGAAACACATCTCCATTTAGAACAGGTGATGAAGTCCAACGCCTGATTTTTCAGCTAGAGATGGCCTACGGAATGGGAGCCAGAGTTGAACTTCAGAAAAAGCCATCCTTCTGGGTTAAGCATTTCAATTTCCTATTCAAGAGCGACATTGACTCTTTTGAAGGAACCGAATGCGACAAAATTCGAGAGAGAATCAAAAAATTTAATCCACATATGTTTTGCCTAAACGCCGACATCAAGATGGACAGCGTAAACCGTAAGAAATCGAAGCAATTTCTAGAAGAGCTCTTTTCAACCCCGTCACCGTTTGAAAAATGACATTGACAGATGCCCACAGGCTCCTCTACGGGCATCTGCACTTCATTCTTCGATACACACAAACTACCCATTCGTTCTCTTGAACACAGAGGGAGCTTCTGGCCACACAACTTCTCGCGGGAAACCTTCCTGCGTCGGCACATCACGAAGCGCCTGACGGTAAGCCATGACAGCTGCCTTGTCCTCATCAGAAAGAGGGTAGTCCGGCATGGCGAGGTAGTCCGTCGCCGCGATTTTGCTGTCACGTTCGGCTCGCACATGAACCGCAAAATCTTCGTCGGTCGGCTCGGGCACCGCAACGATCTGGAACCGACGTACGCCGTTCTGCGGCTCGATCTCGTCGATGTAGCAGTCGCCGCGTGAGTTGCAGAAGACTGCCGCCTCGGGCGGATATTCGCCCTCGAAAATTTGTCCGATTTCAAAATTCATGTTCTTCCCTCCTTTCAATATCCGCTGGCGCGCCAATCCCAACCTTGGTTTCCACCCTCGTAATACGTGATTGACGTTTTCGCCGTTGTTCTGCCTGAGCGGTGCTCGTATGCCGCAATCCAGTCAGGGTGAGACGTATACCCACTCGACGGTTGCACATTGAACGTGTAATTTGTATTAGAAAATGACTTATTAAAAGTGCATGTGCCACCAGTACCGTGTCCACCTTGCTCAATCCATCCATCAGACCATACGCGATACCACTCTGTCCCGCTTCTCCACGTTTTAGTGACGTAAGCATTCGGCCGTGGGATCGCATCAACGTCCGCTTGCACCTGCGCAACAGTCGTCAAAACATCGGCCATATCCACAGAACCGAGGTTCGTCGCTTGGCCTGCCACGACAACGCAAATCATCCATTCGTTCGACTCGGGCTGCACGGTGCTCGAACGACCGTAGATGACGTTGGATTTAGAGGCGTCAAAGCTAAAGCCATTTTGCGAATCGTCAGAAGCACTGCCCGGCGTTGGTCTTGATACGCCCCCGCCAACAATCAGAGCACCAGAGGCGGAGTCACTCCCGTCAGTGAGCTGAGAAGCGTTAAAAGTACCTTTGATATTCGGCAACCCCGCCTTGTGGTACTTGCCTGCGCTCGAACCCGCGATTGCGATCTGCATGAAAGGCGCGAACTTCGGCGTGCGGAAAGTCGTCGAGCCGTCGCCTTGTGAGTAGTACGGACAATAACCGCCGTTGGCGCTCGCGATGCTCTGCCACTCCGCTTCGGTTTTCACCCACCCCTTTGAGGTCGCATAGGCGAAGAAGTCCTTGTAAAGCGAACGGTTGTAGGTCGCGCCGTTGCACTGGATCGCGCCGTCAGGAGGCGTCTGGTACGGCCACGCGAATAGATGACCGAGCGGGAGGCCAGTATCAACCTTCACATTGCCCGATCCATCTGGGCCATTCCCGTTGACAGTCTTCACCCCAACGTCAACCGGAACATTACCGTCCGCGCCGGCAACGTTACCATTCACGCTTCGAACATGGGTACGCACGGTCCATTCAACCGTGCCGTCCGCGATGACCTGGCCGTGCGTGACGCTGCGCGTGTCGAGCAGGTCCGCGCTCGTCGTGCCGGCCTTCGTGCATTCGAGGAAGCGCTCGTACTGAAAGGCACAGTCCACCTTGTCCCCGACCTGGTACGTCGTTGACTTGCGTCGGAACTCATTGATTTCGTAGATCAGCTGAGTGCAAACCGCCGTCTGGGGAGCTTCGTTCAAAACGTCTTCTTCAGCAGCAAGGCGCACAAGACCAAACTTACTCGTCGTCGCGTTCGGCAACGTAACTTCGCCAGAAGCATCAGGCGCGATTCTGTTCACCGTCTTCACCGCACCGGACTCGCTCCACTTCCCGAAGGTCACCCCATTATTGCAGTTGCGCCAGAAGGTGCGGACCGTGTTGTCGGTTAGGTTCGGGACGTAGCAGACCTGCACGATGTTCCCGCTGATGGGCGCCCCCGTGTCGTAGGCCTGCACAATGCAGAAGGTGCAAGCGATCGGTGTGTTTTTCAGCGTCCCACTGCAGGCCCATGTTTTGTCCTCAAGCAGCGTGTTCAAATCTGCGTTGGCGATCTGGATCGTGTGATCTCGCTTATTCGCCAAGCCCTTCGTCAGCTCATCTTTTGTCGCCAGATGACTCATGTCGACATCAATCTGAATGTCGCCATTGCTGTCAGGCTTCTTCTTGTTCACAGTACGCACGGCGTCTTCGACATTTTCGACGCGCGTAATCGGAAACTGAATGACGGGGTTACCCGCCTCATCCGTCGTCGTAAAGACGATGTCCTGTTCTTTCAGAGCCATTATTTAGCCCCCTCCTTTGTTTTTGATAAGCCGTAGTCCGGCTTTGACGGTGCTCGATCTCGAATCGCGCTGCATGTCTTGTGTTTCGCGAAATCCGAGGCATCAGCCTTTGTGACGACCTCGGACTTCTTTGCGAACTCTTTGCTAATTTGCTGACTCTGCTTCTCTTTGAAGTGAGCCAGCCCTATCAAATCAAGAAAAGAGTTAGCCATCGGAACGCCCCCTTATGCAAAGAGGGCGTCGATCTCTTCGTTCGTAATGCCAGTCATCGTGATCATCGGAGCCATCGGGTCCCAACTCGCGCCATTCCAAACGACATTCATCCCGGCGTCGATCTGATGAGCAGGATCGGCAGTCTCGACGTTGTACATATCGCCGGCCTTCACATCCTTGGTCGGCAACGCCGCATAGTTTTCGACGGAACCCTTGTAGTTCACAGCGCTCGCAATGTCCGTTTTCAGCGCGTACGGCGTGAGATCGATATTGACGCCCTTAGTTGAGATCGGCAGAGTGCTGCCGTTGACGCTCACTTTTTCGAGTACGTTCACTTGTGCGCCCACAGCGATTCCTTGCAATTTTGTGAAGTCGGAAGCAGACATCAAACCCGCCGCTTCAGCCGAAGCCGGACCATATGTCGTGTCCTGCGCCGGAATACCAAGAGCCGTAATGTCGCCCTTGACGACCTTCGTCCCGAGCGTGACGTGCCCGTTACCGTCGGTCGTGATCTTGTAAAGCCCCGCTCCGAGGGCGCCGGCCGTCACAGTCGGGTGAACATAAACAGGCGTCTCAACATCATTGATCTGGATGTTCCCGTTCGTTTCAGAGTTTTCGACCTTCGTCGCCTGAGCCGCAATACCCTGCAACTTGGCGAAGTCGCCCTTGCTCATCAGACCGTCTTTCTGAGCTGTTGCAAGCTCATAAATCGTCTGCGGCATCGTCACCGTTGCGAGCGTTGCACCAGAGACGCTCTTCAACGTGATCGTGCGTCCCTCGATCGTCATCTGCCCGGCAACGACCGTCTTCAATTTGCTGTCGTAATGAGTTAACCCTTGCTTATCCAAAAAAGCGTTCAAATTACTCATTTTTCTCACTCCCTTTACGATTAAAAAAGATTGTCAATGAAAGAGTTGTCAATGCTTTCGACGTGAGCCCCTTCGCCCGGTTTACCGGGTTCTCCAGGTTTCCCGTCTGCCCCATCCTTGCCCGGAGGTCCCTGGATGCCAGGAACCTCTACCGTGACGATCTTTGGAGCAATATCGCTACATTGACCTTCGATGTAGATTTCTTCAGTTAAAGCAATTTTTCTGCGAAACTTCTCACGCCTTAGGCTTGCATCTGACACGGGTCACCTCCGGAGAAACTTTGATTTTCCCTTCGAGAATCCTTGTGATCGCACCTTCCGGGGACTCAAGCTCAATGTCATAAAGCACCGTATCGCCTGGATATTGCTCGGTGTTTGCGTGATTGAACTTCGCTGTGATTTTCCCGGCAGGGCCATCAATAAGAAGGCGACCATTACACGTTGTCAGCGTGTCAATAGCCGCCTCGCTGAATGCGTATCGACGCACCTGCATGGCAGCCGAATACCCACTCAAATCAATCGGTCCACTCTTATCTCGCAAGACGAAATAAACAACCTTGTCCGAACCTTGATCGAGAGAAAAGTTGTGGATAGCAGCCATTCCCTCACCTCCCTCAGCTCAAACCATAGTCGGGTTTCTCTGGTGCTCGATCCCGTGGAACGCCAACGTCCTTCGAGAGGTTGACCGAGATCGTTCCGTCAGGCTCAACGTCAACGTTCTTGCCGACCTTGATATGCCCAAGTTTTTCAGCAGTTGCAGGCGTAAGCTCGTGGACGATGCCTGTTGCAGCCGCGCCCGTCTGATCGACGGCTTCGGGAGCGCCGCCTGCACCAGGTCGGATCAACTTCCCCGCATTCTGTGCAGCCATGAGGCTCTTGTAAGCCTCGTCCGCGACTGCCACCTTGTCAGCAGGCATAACGTCCACCGACACAATCTCCGTGCAGTAAAAAGCGCGTTGAGACGCGCTGTAGTAGTAAGCCATCCTGTCCTCTCCTTTCAGAATCCGAGCGCCATCCAGAGCGCCTGGACCTTTCCGTTTGCGTTGTGCTTGAATGTCGTGTTCCCCTTCGTCAAGCCAGTGGCAACGAAGTCCGCAGCAACCTCACCAGTAGGCGTTGCATTCGCGAAAACGGCACTCGTCGGAAAAGCTACAGGGAAAGCAACAACGGTCGAACCATCGGCCGCAATCGAAGCCTTGCCCCACTGAACGATGAGACCGTTCGGCAACTTCTGGAATCCGCTGTCGCCGTGATTCTTCAAAAAGGCAGACAGCAAGCCAAACGGTGTCACAGCCTTCGTGTTGTCCTTGCCGGAAAGCACTTCAGCAGGGACAGCGATGCGGATCAAACCGGTGCGGCTTTCCGTCGATGTCCGTGCGCTGAGGCTCTTCGGAGTGACAGCACGCGTCCCATCTGTTCCTGCAATCGTTTCTTCATTCGTCGCAAGTTCAACGACACCGAGAGTCGTGGTCGTCGCCGGCGGGTTCAGGAAGTTCGTATCTCCGAACGCGATCGAATCTGCAGAGAAATCCGTCACAGCAAGGTCAATCGCGAGCAGAGCCTGCGACTGCGAAGCCTTCTGGATGATCGGAACTGTCTGAGAGCAAACCGCGAAAAGGGTTCCGCTCGCCGTGTAGAGACCGACCTCGTAGACCGTGTAGGCCTCGGACGAATCATCGCGAGCCGCAAGGTGGATAACGTTGTCTCCTACCGCGCCGCCTGCGATGGTCGTCAGACGCTTGAACTCTTCTTTCAGAGCTGTCATGTCGCCAGTCGGCGCGTATTGCCCCGTGCCGTAGCCCACCTCTGTAATGACGACGGGCGCGGTTCCAGACTGCTCGGCGTTGACGACCTCTGCCAGACCGGCGTCAGTAATCAAAATTGTGTTGGCCATTATTCGGCACCTCCTTGTTTCGCAAGAGCCGCCGCCACAGCTGCATCTACAACAGCTTTCAGCGTTGCTGGCGTGATGAACTTCGTCATCGACGTGCCAACTTTCGCCTCCTCAACTGTCGCAATTCGCGCATCGAGTGCAGCCTTTCCAGTCGCGGGCGTCATTGCCTTCAGAGCGTCTGTTCCGGCTGTAGCTTCAACAGTAGAGGCGATCTGAATCATCCCCTTGGCGGCTTCGCTTGCGTCCGGGGTCGCCTCATCGACGACAGCCTTTAAACCCGCAGGAGTAACGGCGCGTTCTTTGTCCGTCCCTGCCTTTGCCTCAGCCTCGGTCGCCAGTTCGACAAGACCGTTTCGTCCGGTCGTAGCTTTCAAGCCTCGAAGGCCGAGAGGCGTCACATAGAGCGTCCCGGACTTCCCTTCGATCGTTTCCGCTTCGGAAGCAGCCGCGCCTTTAAGGGTCGCAGGCGTGAGAGCAGCCGCGCCTTCCGTTCCCGCCTTCGCTTCGCCTTCCGATGCCGTGCGGATGAGACCCGCACGCTTTGCCGTAGAAGTCAAGCTCTTCAGACTGGCGGGCGTCACGGCTCGCTGCGTATCGGTCCCTGCCTGCGTTTCTTCGTCAGTAGCAAGCTCAACGATTCCTGCGTTTTCACGTGTTGCGGCCGTGAAAGAGAAAGAAACGTCACCGAAAGTGATGTTCCCGGCGCTGACGCCTTCGAGCTTCATGTCGATAGCAAGGAGCAGATTGCTTGACTCCTGCTTTGCAATGATCGGCGTGCTCTGCGAATAGACCGCAAAAAGCGTCCCATCAGAAAGGAAAAGCCCGAACTCGCACACTTCATACGAGCCCGGGCCGTCATCCTTGCACGCGACGTGAATCGCGTTGTCACCTGCTTGCCCACCTTCGAGGATCGGCATGCGCTTGACTTGAGCTTGTAGCTGTGTCTGCTCCTTGTTTGCTGTGTATTTGCCGGTGCCGACACCGATTTCAGAAATTGTGACGGCGTTGGTCCCGGTCTCTTGTGCATTGATGACGGCCTGAATACCTGCCGTCGTCAAAACGATGTCCATAAGAGTCCCTCCTTATTTTGCGAGCCCGACAAGCGAGCGCATCGCGATAGGCCGTGCGCCAACAATGAAGCCTGCGAACACCGCGATGTCCTTGTTCACTACCTCTTCGCTTCGGATTCGCGAATAGGCCACCGGGCGCAGATAACCGTCAACCCCCATGCCGCCCTGAAGCTGTCGCACAAGCACGAAGGTGTAGTGCGAGCGGACAGGCTTCGCGTCGTCGATGAGCGCGAAAAGGTCCTCCTGCATCTCCGAGTCGAGCGTGCCCTCGATGTTGCCGAGCGTCGCCTGAATCTCGAAAGTGTGAGGGGTGCCCTTCGGCTCCTGCTGCCACCACTCTTTGATGGTTGCTGCCGAACCGATCGACGCAACGGCATCCTTCACAGCCCGGAGCGTGCCCTTCTTTCGCTTCTCTCGCACGACGTTCTTGAGCACGCTACGCTTCATCGAGACGGGCCACGAGTCGCGCCAGACACTCGCGTCCCATCCGTAAGCGACATGGTCGAGCTGCGTGCTCGTGAGCCTGTCGATACTGACGTAAATCGACGGAAGATCAACCGCCGACGTCATGTCAAGCAACTGTTTATCGAGCGCCTCCGCGCTGTGTCTTACGTTGTCGTCTTGAGCGATTGAGTCCGGAAGTAAGTCGCTCAGCCTTACATCCGCAAGCCCCTTACTCATCCTTGTAGCCCTCGTAAACGATCTTTACGCCCGTGCACTGCGCGACCTGGTCGCTTTCGAGCTTCTGGAAGTCAACTGGCTTCATCGTCGGGTTGTCGATACGCGAAGCTCCCGCCTGCATGACGTACTGAATGAGCCTTGCGGGGAGAATGTCGCGACCGATTTTCCCCTGCTGCCACACACGGTATTTTTCGACCGCCTTTTCGACATCAGCCTTGATCTGTTCAGCACGAGAACTGTCCTCTCGACTGATCCAGTAGTGAAGCTCGAGGTCGTAATTCACGGCCTTTGGTGCGAGCACCTTCACGAAGTCCGTCAACGGGCGGATCGTTTCATCGCTCAAGTACGCCGCGATTTGCTCCAGCGTTTCCTGAGACGGCAATTCACCTCCCGCAAGCAAGACGTACACATCGACCTCGCCGGGCGTCGGAGAAGTCACAGAAACGTCCAAAACGGAGCTCGATACGCTCTTCGCATGGTAGACATACGCCTTCTCAGGTCCTGCAACGGAGAAGCTGTTCGGCGCGAGTCTGATGCGTTCGGCAAGGGACTCGTCGCTTTCTGCTTCAGAACCGCCCGTCGTAATGGTCGTGTTCTCGGCTTTTGCCACGAAAGTCATCGGCTTGACGATAGTGTTGACCTGCCCGGCAAGGTAGTCGTTGCCGACCGTCCCAGCAACGGTGCAGGACGCCGTTACGCTTCCCGTCAGTTCGCCTTTCGGAATGTCAAGTGCTTTGTCCGTTGCGAAGGTCACAACCCCGTTCGTCACCTCGGTTCCTGCAGGGATCGTGTAGACCGTCGCCAGAGCCTGCGAAAGCGTGAATTTGATCGTCGTGACGGCCTTGCTTTCAGAAAGGCGCGTAACGCTCAAAAGCGTGCCGAGTGCATCGAGGTAGCCGTCCTGAGCATATGAAAGCAGGTTCTGCTGCGCCGCCAGATTCACAGCCGTGCGCTGTTGAATGATGACGGCAGCAAGGCTCAAAAGGTAGAGTCGTACTGGGTCGCCCGCCGCGAGGGTTCGCCCACTTGCTTGTTCGTACCCAGTGATAATCTCGGCCTTGATGGTCTCGGCGTCCGTTTCAAGGAATTCAACCGCCGGCAAGTGCCAACGGGGAATTGTTTCAGCCATGTCTTATTCCTCCTCTCCGATTTGCACAACAACGCGCGGTTTCAAAATGCCGTCCATTGCGCTCGCAGTGTCCTCGTCAAAGTCGACAGACACGACCGTTGCTCTTGGCTCGTACTCCTCAATCGCGTCAATCACCTCAGACCGCATCAGCATCTTTGCAACCGGCATTGGTTTGTCGATATGCGCCCACGTCAGCCCGAAGTCTCGGTCCAGAGGAACGGAGCCCTTACGCGTGCTGAGGATCGTCCGCACGTTCTGCAGAATCTCTCGCACCTCGTCCGACGGCGCGAAGTCGACTTGACTTGACAGCGTCACTGTGTACTGAGCCATTTATGCCGCCTCCTTCAAGGTGATGCTGACCTCTGCTGACACGCAGATGCCGAAGTTGTTGTGATACTTTCGCTCTTCACCGATTGATTCGATGACGAACTTACCGAGATAATCTGGGCCGATGAGCAAACGCTCAGCCTGTTTCTTCTCGAGCATTTTCTTGAGCTGAATTAGCGCTGCCAAAGGCGGAGTCCCAAGCATCGAGTTCAGCTGAATGTTGAAGCTGACCTCTGTGAGTCCTGGACCGATGTATTCAAGAACGGGTTTCTGGCCTATCACTTCGTGCGTCGCCCATCGAACCGAGCGTGAAACTGACAGGTCCTTGAAGGTGAATGTCACTGCACTACTGCAGAGAAAAGGCAGTTTGCCGAAAATGCCAACTGCGCTGAAACCCAAGCCCATAGGAAAGCCCTCCTTTCTTATTTCGGCTTGCTCACGTCGGCCCCGTCACCTTGTTCAGTGTGAACGTGGTTCATGAGGCTGATGCCGCCTGCCTTAACGTCACCAGAAGCGTCAACCTGCCCCTGCAGATTCATGTCCCCGGTAACGGACACTGCCGCGCCAGAACCACCGCTGACGGCAAGGCCGCCCTTCCCGGTAATGAGGCCCGTTACATTCAGCGCACCAGTAATGTCCGTTTTCGGCGTGTCAAGCGTGACGCTCGACGACGCATTGACCGTCGCCGTTGTGCAATTGATCGTCACGGCGTTCGGCACCGTGATGGAGCCGTCCTGGCGGTTGAAAACAATCTCCGTCCCCTCAATCGTCACCGTGAGCTTGTGCTCATGACGGTCGTAGCAGACGCGCGTGTCGTCATCGAAGACAACCGTGCGTCGATTCTCGGTCGACTCCGGAGGCGTTACTTCGCCCGCGTAAATTGAACCGAGAATGACGCCGTCTTCCTGCCCTTCACCAAAGAAGAGGACGATTGCATCTTCACCGACGTCCAGCATCGCAAAGTCGTGATTTTTGAGCGAGTTGCGCTGAAGAATGGGGAGGTCGTAGCTCACGAGTCCATCTTCGTCGTCGAAAACGACGCGAGCAGTACATTTCGCAGGATCGATGCTCGACACCTCACCGATCTTGATGAGGCTCGGCACCTCAGGAACTTTCCAAAGTGCGTCCATGCCGCACCTCCTCAATAGTTGTTGTTGACTCTCCGAACGGAAATCGATGTCACGTACCCGCTCGTAGAAACCGAGTGGGACGCGCTTTCCACAATGAAATTTCCGTCGAAACTTCCGAAGCCCTTCAGAATGATGACGACACCCGCCACAAGAGACGTGTCGCCGACAAGAGAAAGACTGCCGGTCATCTTCCGAAGGTTGAGCTTGCGAAGCGTTGCTTTAGCGATCCGCTTCGCTTCGGAGATCGAAGTCGCACGCTTCTTAACCTGGTATTCCTGACCGTCGTCATCGGCGTCCGGATCGACGTAGGTGTACGTCATGACGGCAGGATTTTTCTTCTCAGGAACGGCGTCGATGTCATACTCGTTCGACGTGTAGCCGCCTGCGGAGGACTTCTTCTTTTCCTTAGGGTTGCGGTATGAGATCGTGCAACTCTTGTACGTCTCAGACTGCTGCGACTCGAAGTCCCACGAAAGGATGTCCGAGACGCCCAGCGTGAGCGTTTTGACGGGCTTCTTCTTTTCATAGAATGCTTGGTCGAAAATCACAATCTGCGAGTCCGTCACCTTGATTGAAAGGCCGGCGTCTTCACATAGGCGGGAGAGAAATTTCAGGTTGCTTTCGGCCTTCTGATCCTGTCGGTCGTAGCTCGGGTTCTCCTTCGAATCGAAGAGGAGCTTGACTTTCGCAGCCGCCGCAATTTCCTGAGCGATGCCCTTGAGCGTCTTTTTCTCCCAGGCCTTCGTGATCATCTTGCGACGAATCGGAGTGTTCATCGGGATCGACACGGCCCGCATCTCGAAGACACGAGGCGATCCACTGGTGCGGAGAGAATCGACGAAGAACTTTCCGCAGAAAAGCTCGCGCCCCTTCTTCCCGTCAACCGTCCCCGATGCGATGTAGGCGCGGACGACTTCGCCGCCGTCCGGCTTCCACTTCGACGCCCACTTTCCCGTCGGGTCTTTGAGCGTGAGGCTGATTTCATCCGCCTCGTTCGTCTCTTTGTCGTCGTACGTGAAAGAGAGCAGGTCCGGCAGAATGTCCTCCGACACCGACTTGCCGGCTTCGGTGAAGAGGAGCCTCAAATAGGTCTGGATAGGTCCACTCATCGCGCACCCTCCTGACGTTTCCAAGGCGGCAGGTTCTCAGCAAACTCCATCGAGTCTGTGTCAATGTCCGGCACATTGAGCACAACGCCCGCACTGAAGAAAACCGTCTTCCGGTGCTGTAAATTCGCGCGGATCAGTTGGTCCATCAACGCCTCGGAGCCATAGACTCGCTTAGCGATGATGTCCCACGTATCCTGCGCGACGGTCGTGTACTGCTTCACAATGCAGCCTCCTTTACGCAAAAGATAGTCGCTGCTGATCCGCCAACAGACGGCGCAGGTCCTTTTCAAGCTGTCGGCGACCTTCATCAAGGCCGCGCTTCACGCCTTCGTAGGAGCCGCCTGAAACGTTGATGACAGGAGCGAAATTGACGGTGATGCCGCCGCCCATGCCGACCCCAGAGCCCAGCATTGACGAGAGCTTCGAGAGCGGAATAACAGCCTCTGGCTCTCCGCCTTCGCCGATGTTTGCAAGCGTGGAGCTCGTAGCGATGCCGCCTTCAGCAAGTTGCGGAATCTTCGGCAGGTTGACGCCGAACTTCTGCCCGCCAAACTTCGGCACCCAGTCAGGGATGTCAACGGAAATGCCATTGATCGCACCAATCGCTCCGTTGATGAGCGAAATGACAGAATTCAGCGGCGTTTTCGCTATGCCGACCAAGCTATCGAACACCCCAGAAAAGATGCTCTTGACTTTTCCCCAGGCAGAAGACCATGCGCTGACAAACTTCCCTTGCACATTCCCCACAAACTCGGAGAATTTGCCCCACAGCTCGCTGACCTTGGCCTTCACCACATCCCAGTTTTTGTAGAGAGCGACACCTGCAGCAACAAGTGCCATTACCGCCAAAATTGCCAAGCCAATCGGGTTCGTGAACATGAACTTCAGCGCTCCGCCGAGAAGCTTCACACCAATCGTCAGAGCCTTTAGCGCACCATTCATGATGACGCAAGCTGCACGCCAAGCGCCCATTGCCAATACCTGAGCCTTCGAGGCCGCTGTCGCGAGCACCGTGCTGTTTCGCATCAAGGTGATGGCCTTCTGGATGTTCAGGAAGCCCTTGTACATTGAGATGACGGGGCTCGCCAAAAGCGCGAAGACAAGGCGTAACGCATGAAAGGCAGCCACAGAGCCGAGGATCGCGCCACCGACCTTCATGGCCGTCAGAATTAGCGACTGATTTTCACTCACCCACTTGATGACGCCCTCGCTATTTTTCACGAAGGCTTCCGCCGACTTTCGAACAGCTGGAAGAAGAGCCGTCCCGATCCCGCCGGCGACTAGCTTGACCGCGTTACCTGCAATCTGCAGGGAATTCGAGGTCGTGTCAGCCCTGGACTGGAATTCCTTCAGCATCGAACCGGCATACTGAGCCGGATCGGAAATCATCGCAAAGTTTCCTGCAAGCAGGTCGCCCTGCTTGGCAAGCGTTGCCACCGCAGACTTCACGCCCGCTTCGTTACCGAATAGAGCGCCAATGATCGAGGACTTCTGGTCTTCTCGCAAGCCGTTGATGCGCTTGAAAACGTCCTGAATCGCCTTTTGAGCGTTTTCAGAGTTCGACGTCATCATGTGCGCCATCTTGCCTGCGTCGATGCCGAGCTCTTCCATGGCTTTCTTCTGTCCCTTCGTGGCGCCTTCACCGGACGACAAAGCGTTGATGAATGACATCATCGAGGTCGAAGCGACTTCTGACGACACAGACGCGGATCGGAAAGACCCGGCCAATGCAGCAATTTGCTTCTCGTTCATCGCGGTCAAGCCCTTCAGAGCACCACCGGATCGAGCAAGCACCTCGACGACGTCCTTCGCGGAAGCCGACGTGGTATTGCCGATCTGGTTGACGATGTCGAACATCGCCTTGCTCTGCTCGATGTTGATGCCCATCTTCGACTGAATGTCTGCGTATGCAGCACCGACCTCATCACCAGTCATGTCGAAAGCAATCGCCATCTGGTTCTGAATTTCGACGAGTTTCAAGGCTTCGTCAGCCGTCTTTGCGATGCCGGATTGGAAGGCGTTCGCGGCCATTGCCGTCATGTCTTCAGTGCTCTTCGCGTACTGTAGCGAGAGCTTCTGGATGCCAGAAAAGACTTGCTTGTAGTCGTCAGAGAACTTACGAAGCTCGGCCTGTTGGTCTTCGAAGCTCATCGCCTGCTTGACAGGAGCGCCGGCGGTTGCGGCAACCGTAGCGCCAATGCCCATAAGAGCGCCCGCGCTTGAAGACCGCATTTCGCTCATCTTCCCTTGGGCATCATTGGCCTTTCCGAGGCGCTCGTTGATCTTCGCGAGCCTTTCCTGCGTCGCACGCGCCTTGTCTGCGGCGGCAGCGAGAGCGTTCTGACGCTGAACGAGCGTTTGCATCTTCGTGCCGGTCGTACCCATCTGAGAGTCCATTTCTCGAAGAGACGAACGGTTTCGGTCTAGCGTGGCCCGTGCCCTTTCCAAGGCGTTTTTTGCTTCGTTTGTTTGCACAGCGAAGCTCTTACTCTCACGAGAGGCTACTTTGAGTTCTGCTTCAAGCGCCTTCGCCTTCTCCGAAGCGCGCGCAAATTTCTCAGCAAGTTCGCGTGTTGGCACGCCACACTTGGAAATTTGGTTTGCATAAACAGTCACGCTACGCTTTGCCGACGAATATTGCCGTGAAAGTTTCTCGGTTCTGGCATCCAGTCGATCAGACTGAGCCTGCATTCCTTTGAACTTTTTGGTCGCATCGATAACGCTTCTTGCATTTGCGCTGACCTCTTCGCGTAGCTTGACGAGCGCCCCCGTTTTTGCGGCCTGTGCGTTAAGAGCACCAAGCGACCTGTCCATTTTCGTGACCGTGTCGCCCGCTTTCTTAAAAGTATTCGAAAAGTCTCCGGAGAGCTTCCCCGCGATCTTGAAGGCGATGTCATAAACCTTCGACATGAGGTCACCTCCTTTCAAAAACAAAGCCCGCCGAAGCGAGCTTTTCGTACAAAAGAAAAAAGCCCGCCAAAAGCGAGCTCCATCTTTTCAAATTTGGGATGCGTTAGAAAATCAGGATGTACAGGCCGAAAAGAATCACGACCCATAGCAACACACCCAAAACCGTCATAACGCCTTCAACAGCGCCGTTCAGTAAACGCATAAACATCCAATCCCCTCCTTCAGTACTCACAGCATACCGTTGAAAGGGACAGAAGTCCCAGAATAAGCAACTCACTTTCGTTTATTTGCCTTCGCTTCGGCTTCTAGCTGCTTTGTTATCGTTCTGTTCCATGATGCGAGCTCAATCAATGGCTCTTGCATCCACTCAAGCGCACCGCCTTTCATGACGCGTGCGATGGATACCGCCGCCGACTTGACCTCGTCGTCAGGATCAGACCGTTCTGCAAAGCCGATCACCCCAACAAAAAATTGCTGACCTCCTGCCCGATTGCGCAGTAGTCCTTGGCGGGAAGGTTTTCCATGAACTCAATCGGAAGCTTCGCGGCCTTCGCAGCAAGGTACACGCAGAAGTCAGTGTCCACGGCAACCAACGGAGAAATATTCCCCGCACGCGCCCATTCGCGCTTCACCGCAGACACATCCTTGCCAGTAAGGACATCAAGGTTCAGTTCGATCTCCGTGTACTTCTGGCCTTCAAACTCATACTCCTTAGAGAGGATGTACTTCATGTTTTTCACTCCTTTGTTTTGGGATTGCCGGGGCACGGCTCATTCCGCCCCCGGCGTTGTGCTTTACGCCAAGCCCAGGTCCTTTCGAACACTTGCGAGCTTGTCTTCGCCGTCGAACTTGGCGATGAAGTTGTACTTGTCGATTTCGATGAGTTCCTTGCCATTCACAAGGACCTTCATGTAAATGACCTCAAACTCGGTTTCGCTGTCCGTCGTGGAACCGACCTCAAACGATCCGAGGGAAATGCTCTTCGGCGTCGCACGCAGAGAAACACGCACAGGAACGGAAGAATATTCGCCGAGCGCTGCGTCGTAGACCTGCTGCGATCCGCGCAAATCAAGCGCATGCGCCTTTTGGTTTGCGAGCTTTGCAAGCTCCGGCGTGATGGTGCGCCAGGTGAAGGTCGCAGTCATCGAGCCGAAGTGGCCGAGAATCGGGCTTTCAACTTCGCCAGCAATGCCGGCTCCACTGACCGTGTCACTCATCGCTTCGATGGACGGGAGGTCCACATTCGCGACGCCGAGCAAGTCGTTTCCGTCGTTGTAAACGCGGAAGTTAATCAGGCGCTCGGGCACCTTGTTTCCAGTTGCCATAATTCAAGCCTCCTTTTATTCAAACAGCGTCGAGAGATAGCTCGCGTCGTATTCAAGGATGAAATCGATCTCGCGATTCGGAGACGGCGGCGTCACGTACACATGGAAGCGTGCGATGCCGTCCATCAGGTCCGTCGTCGGGTTTTCGCTCTCAAGGAACTCCACGCGACCGCCTAGGATGTACTGGCGAGCCGCAAGCCCGTTGAGCCAAATGTTCGCGCTGTCAACAATCGTGTCAACTTGACGACGATTCAGGGGCGCATCAACGCGCTGCCAGAAGGTCTGCACAAGCGTGTTGCCGACCCAGTTGAACATGCGTCGAACCGGAATGAAGGAATCCTTCACGTCCGTGTTGCCCGGGTAGCAGGCCATACGGTTGCCCCAACACACCCAGCCGCCGATGAAGTTGAGCGCCGTCACGACGCCCTGGCCGTTAAGATAAGCGCCGTTTTCAGGCCCCAGCCAAACCTCCTTGCCGCTCGAAAGGACTGTGGAAGTCATCTGGAAGTTATTGTTGGACGGGCTGACATACGGCGTGCTGTCGTTGTCACCGTCCACCTTGCCGATAAGGCCCATGAGCTGAGTACTCATGTGGTACGCCGTGCCAGAAAGGGCAAGCATCGGCCAACATGCGACTTGCGCCTCATCGACGACGTTATTGTTGTTCTTCCATTCAGCGACCTTCGAGTAGGAATCGACGGTGTCGGTCGGCACGTCGATAAGAGCAATCGCACGGAAGTGCTCGTTGATATTGACAGCCTTGGCAGCCATCACAGCTGCCACTTCAGGATCGCTCGAATACTTCGGAGCAACGATCTGACCAGGGACAAGGCGGAAGCGCGGGAAGCACTCGCCAACGAGTTCAAGGCCGCTCTTGGCGCCGTCGACGGAAACGCCGCCGATGATTTCCGACTTCGTAACAACAGACGGATCGAGCTTCTCGGCCGCCAAAGTCAGCGACGCGCCAACCGGCACCTTGAAGTTGTCCTCGTCCTTCTTCGAAGTGATGACCAGATGCCCCGCATCATTAAAGGTCGCGACGAAATCCGTACCTTCCTGATAGGTCGTCACGTCCTGAGAAAGCTTTAGAGTCGACAGGATGATGCCGGTCTCAGCAATCGTTGCAGATCCGGTCTTCGAGTCAAGCGTCACCGTCTTTGCCGTCGCCGTCTTCTTGTGCTTCGTAGGATCAAGCACGTTGACAACGATGATCGGTGCGACGCCAAAGAGAGCGAACTGCGAATAAATCGCCTCACTCAACGTGAAATCGTACTTTTTCAGACCGCTTGCGCCGTCCTCTACCGGCGGCACGTAGCCGAAGGCAGCGACAGCCTCGTCATACGAGTAGCAGAGAACGGGCTTATTGACGTTGGTCGGATCGGTCATATTGACCGGAGCAGTCCCGACAATGAAAGGAATGGCCGCCTCAACCTGCACCGGCGGCAGGATAGAAGTCGGCACTTCGGAGATTTTTACCCCGTGGTTGTATGCCATGTTATGACCTCCTTAGAGTTCATTTTTGAGTTGACGCACATAGGCGTGCAGGATGTCGCCCTTCACACCGATGCGCTTTCGCGCTGTCGCCAGTTCAGACACCGGGACAAAGAGACCGCGCAGGGCCTCACTCTTTTCGCGCATCGATACGACGTGCGGAGGAAACTCCCCTGCACGGAAAACCGCATTGCGCATCAGTGCACCACCGCCAAGAGTCGGGCCGATATAAACGACAGCCTTTCTCTCGGTGGTTTGCGCCTTTTTAGTTGTGGGTTTCTTCATAGTCATCAGAAGTCCTCCTCCTTATCAATTGGCTGCGGCGTGCGGATGTCCCACGTCGTCTGCATGTCGAGTTGCCAGTACGGGTAGGGCTGTTCCGCATAGGTGCTCCACTTGATCGGGTGTTGCAACCGGTATCGATTGGCTAGAACCATCCCAGGCAAGGAGCACAACGCCGTGCGAATGCGGGCCATGACGTTCAGGCAATACTCGTGCCCGTCGTATTCTTCCGAATAGGTCCCGACGATGATCGAAACCCGCACCTCGGTTGAGTCTTGCTCTGTCGCACCTTCGTCGGCTCGAACAAGAACAAAAGGAAAGTCATCCTTCGAGCCCTGTCTTTTCGGTGGCAGATACCCATTCACAATCTGCGGAGCACGAAGCTCGCCCTCTGCAAAACCGCGCTCTGGCTTCGTTGGAAGCGCGAAGTTCTTCACAGCCGCCGCAACCAGTTCACGGATCGCGCGCGTCAATTCGTTTTCGACCATTCGGTCACCTCCTACACTTTCAAAATGCGGTTGACTTCGTGGTCAAGGCGCTTGACGATCATTTCCTCGGTTCTCTCTTCGATTGCCTCCACAACCTCCGGATTGCCGATGATCGACGGGATTGAAGGGCCGAGCTTCTTCTCAATCGGAAGACGCTTTTTCCCTACGCGCTGCATGATCTTTCCCTGCCAAACAAAGGCCTGCCCCAAGGGCTTCATGCCGCCTTCGCGCTTTACAGACACGCGGACGCGCTTCCGGTTTGCACCAGTGCTGTCCGTTTTCGGCGAATGTTTGTAGGCCGCAAGACCGAGCATTGGACCTCGGCTCACAATCTCCGCTTCTAGCTTTGCGCGCGTCGCCTTGCTCGTTGTGAGCGTCTGGCGAACATCTCCGGCCTTCACGGTGTAGCGAGCCCTAACCTCTTTCACGGCCTGCGTCTTCCCTGCCTGCGCCGCACGATTGATTGAGCGCATCATTGCAGTCTCAACGCCGCCCGGCACTTCGCTGAGGAGCTTTTTCGCTCGCTCGATCGCCTGGTCGGAAGTCACCTTGATGGATGAAGTGCTCATTGCTCATTCGCCTCCGTCACAATGACGAGCACGCCGCCCTCATTGCTGACAGACTTGACAAGATGAAGCGCGCCGTCGATGTTGAGAAGCTCGCCCTCGACCGGCGTTTCAATCACGCCGACTTCGACGTATATCGTCAGTTGGTTGACAAAAACGCCAAGGTATGAATCGTCGCCGTTCGCCTGCGTGATGATCTTGTCGAGAATGCACGGCACAACCTCATGGCCGATTTCGTGCTCCTCGGCAAACTCGTCGAGGTTGATGAAGACGTTCTGCACGTCAGCAGCAACGAAATCCTTGAAGACACTCATCCCGCCACCTTCTTCGTCGTGCGACGCTTGACAGGTTGCTTGACTTCAACTTCTGGCTCATCTTCTGCTTCAGGAATCGGAGCAAAAGCAGCTTCCGGCGTCGGCAATGGAGCTTCTTCGACAGGGTCGTCCTCGACCTCATTCACGCCGACAAGCGCCAGATTTTCCTTGAGAAGCTGAAGGCCGACCGTATCGTCAACCTCGATCTCCTCACCTGCCGTGTAGCGTTTGCCGGAAATGAGAAGGTTTTCTAAAAGAACAACTTTCATTTCTGTCCCTCCTACGAAAAAGGGCAGGTCGTATTGCCTGCCCTTTTTCGGTTTTTGTCGCTCTTAAGCGAGAGCTTCGATGACGTGGAAGCCGTGAATCTGCTGAATGATCGGCAGCGGACGGCTCTTGATCTGCACAATACGACCAGACGGGTTGGCGCGCTGAACCCAAGAATCAGGGACACGAGCGCCTTCGTAGAACTTGACCGCATCATCACCGGTCAAGGAAACCAGGCCGTAAGCAAGCATCGTCTTCGCGTTCGGGCTTGCGAGCATGCAGAGTTTTTCGGGAACCATCGGCTGTTCCTTGCCGGCGTCATCCGTGTACCACTCGTCATAAGAGTAGATATCAAGACCGGAGTCCTTGAGATAGCCCCAGTACGTCACGCCATTCGGCAAGTGCTGCGGATCAATCGCGCCCATGTCGACGCGACGCGTATCGAGCTGATTGGCAGTCGTGAGCTTATCGAGGATCGTATCAAGCACCTTCGAGCCGCAGATCAGCTCGTGCGGCGTAAAGCCGCCGGACTGAATCATCGTGCGACGAAGCGTACGAAGATCGCCCATGATCTGGGCGGCGTCAGCAGCGTCCCACTTCGTGCCCAAAGTAGTCTTCGGCTGCTCCTTCGTCTCCAGGTGAGCCCAGTAGTTCAGAACTTCATCGTAGCCTTCGCCCTTGACCGTCACCTTGCCCTGGAAAAGAGCCTCGGCGCACATGACCTCTTCACGACGCGTGATGATGTCGTCGAGGTCGGACAAGTCCTTGCCGAGGATTTCGGCAGCACGCTGCGTCGGGCTCTTTGCGGAGTAGATCGTTTCGCCAGGCAGGCGCTTCAGCATATCTTCTGCCGTCGTCACGCGCATCGGAGAAACTTCCGGCGCTTCGTAACTTTCCGTGCGGAAACCTTCGCGCGTCAGCACGACACCGCCAACCTTCGGGTTGACGAAGGGCGCAATCTTGCGACCGCCGCGACCGATGATGTCGAAGTCGATCTTCTGGGTGTGGAAGGTCGGGCGATTCGTAAAGTAGCGATCGCGCAACCAGGTGGAATTGCTCTTTTGGCCTTCTTCGACCATCGCGAGCATCGTGCGAGTAGTAAACATATCAATTGCCATTGTTGTAGTCCCTCCTGAGATTTAGATGCTCGGCTTGAAGAAGATGCTGACCTGACGAGCAGACGGCTTGAAGTCCGCAACGGCAGCGCTGTTCTCAGCGTTAAAAGAAAGAGCATCTTCGTTGAATTCGCCGGTGAGATACACGGCAGCGACCTTGTCGCCGGAAGCCGTATCCACGTCCTCGGCAAGGACTGCATACACTGCAGAAATCGTCGTCTTCCCAGAGTCAACCTTGCAGAGCGTGCCGTCCTTATCAAGCAGAGCGCCGCGCTTGAGCACGCCCTGGCTAGTCTTGACCATCATGCTGTCAGCAACAACCGGCATGATCTGCGACGCAGCGAAAAGATTGTCGACAGTCGTCGTATGAGTTTCTTGCATTGCCATTTCTTCTTCCTCCTTTACTTGCGAGCGAAGGCGCGCGCACCTGCTTCAATGGCCGCCTTCATTTCGGCGTCCAGCTTTGCCTTCGCTTCTGCCTTCGGATCAAGGCCTTCATTGCCTTCCGATTCGATACCCTCAAGAGCCTTCGCGTCGCTCTTGCGATCCTTGAGCATCTGTGCGCCGCGAGCCTTGTCGGCCTTCAGGATCTGAACTGCAAGCGCTTCTGCGGTCGTCTTGCCGTCAAACTTCGCTGCGTTCACAAGGTCTTCATGACCTGCGACAGCGATGTCTTCGATCGCCTGGATGCGTGCGCGTTCATTCGTAGCGCCTTCGGCAATAGCTTCTTCGCGGATCGCCTGCACCAAGTCAGGATGTTCCGCTTTCAACGTTTCCAGATTCATCTTGTGAACCTCCTTTTGAACTGCGGATGCCTTGGGCTGTTCCGCGTGAATGAAGCCCTTCGGCGCATTCGCAAAGAAACGCGAATCTACCTTCAGGCCGTTTAACATGACGAAACCGCCAGAAGCCGTGTTCTTGACCTCCGTCGTTTCATCAATCTCATCAGCCAGACCGAACTCCACAGCCTCTTCTGCTGTGAAATAGGACTCGGCGTTGACCTTTTCCTTGATCTCGGCAACCGTGCGACCGGTCTTTTCGACATAGATGTCAATGAGGTTGTCCTCAAGCTTCTCCATGTCGTCCGCCGCCTTTCTCATGTCGTCCGTGTTCCCCCAGACGCCAGAGCTGACCTTGTGGATCATCATCATTGAGCCCCTCGGCATGACGACTTTCGCGCCAGGCACGCTCGTGATGATCGTCGCAGCACTCATGGCAGCGCCGTCAATTCGGAAGGTAATCTGTCCCTTATGCGCCTTTAGAAGCGAATAAATGGACAAGCCCGTATAGACGGCCCCGCCGAACGAATTGATCGAAATATCAAGAGGGCTATCGGACGGGATTTTTCGGAAGTCCGCGAGGAATTCAGCCTCGTTGAAGCCCTTCCCCCACGGATCGTCCTTCGACCCGCCGACATAGCCGAAAAGATCGAGCTGCGCCCGTTTCCCCTCGGCCTTGACGTTCCAAAACTTATTCTTCATCTGTTTCCTCCTTCTCCGGTTCCGTCATCGGTTGAGCCGGAGCTGTCGCACTCAGACCGTCTTCCCTGCGCATTGCCTCCTCGCGCTTTCGCACCGCGTGAACCTGGTCATACTTCATGCCGGTGAGCTCAGCCGCCTCGCGTTCTCGAGTGCTGAAGCCTTCATCGACACGGACCTTCGCCGCGTTGGCTTCCTTCAGCGGATCAAGCTGTCCCTGCGCATCGCCGAACCATTCGGCCCCGCACCAAGCTGCACGGATTGCCGGATCATCGAAGAAGCCGGGTGCTTGCACACGACCTTTCAGAACAGCCTCGGTCAGCCACTCCTCGTAGATCGGCTGACAGAAGTTCCCCACGAGCCATTCGCGGCGCATGCGGAACATCTTCCAAGCCTCCAAAAGCGAAGCCCTCGACGCGCTGTAGGACGCTGTGAAGTTCTTCACGAGAAGCTCGTAAGGGATCTCCAGCGCCGCACCGATCTGGCGACAAATAGCGATCACGAAAGGATCGAAGTTCGGATTCGGTCGACTCGGGTCCGCGATCTGGACCTCTTCACCTTCGTCAAGGGCGACGATCGACCCGTTACCCATTTCATAGGCGTTCGGGTCCTTGTCGACTTGCATCGCGGGATTGAAAGCCTGTCCGAGTGGAGAATCGGGAGTGTTGCTCTTGACGAAGACCGTGAACATTCCGGACACGACCGCCGCCATCAGCTCGGCTTCCGAATACCTTGAAAGTTGCTTCAAGGCCTCGATGACCGGAGCAAGCATCGGCACGCCTCGGCGCTGCGCAGGACGTTCAACGTCTGCCATGATGTGCAAAACATTTCTACGCCCCGTCGTTGTGCCGAAAGCCAGCACGCGCTTCCATTCCTGTTGCAGGTCCTGACCAATGCGAGGGATCGCGCCCGGATGATGTTTCGCCACCCAGTAGGCAACGGTCTCGCCGTATGTCCCGACCTCGATGCCGCCGAGGACATTAGCTGTCGTCGGAGGGTTCAGCGGATCGCACACGCGGTCGGCTTCGATGAGGCCGATTCGCAAGTCGTAGGCGCAGCCCTTGCGCGGGATGATCGGCATCGTCACAAAGACGTCGCCACTCATCAACGCAGAAAGGAGCACCAAAGACTGAAGCTGAAAGAACGTCTGCCGTCTTTCCGCATCGCAGTTCACGCTTTCAGACCACAGCCGCCATTCACGTTCGGTGTTTTCTTCCCACTCTTTCGCCTGCTCCTCGGTAAGGCCTAGGAACTTCGCATCGATCTGGGCATTCAGCGCAAGCCCGGACCCAACGACGTTCGTTCGAACGGTCTTGAGCGCGCCAGTTGCAAGAGGCGAACCCATATAGAGGTCGCGCGAGCGATTGCGAAGCGTCTCCAAGTTGTCAACGATGTCCGCGTCCGCGTCGCTCCCGCCGGATAGCCATCCCATAAGGGACTTCTTGGCGTATGAGCCACCGTGCCGCGAATATCCGCTGTTGAGAATTTCGAGCTTTCGGCGGGCTTCATAACGCTTCAACGCGCGCTCAGGACTGATCGCCCTGATTGCTTTGTCAAGCAGATTCATTTGCAAGCCTCCTTACAGGTCGCGAGGGACGGCACGCATTACACGTGCCCCCTTACGGCCGTTTTCGAGCTTGTCGATCTCGTTGCGCCAGTATTTGATGCGAGCTGCAATGTCTGAGAGCGAAGCTCTCGTCAAGCTACGCGTTCCGATTTTGTAAGACTGGCCAGAGGCGACCGCGCGTTCGGCATCGAGCCACATCTTCAGATTCGCGCGGGCCTCGTCTATGGTGATCCAAGACATTTCGATGCCTCCTTTGTTTGTGATTACTTGCAGTCGTTGAACGTCACGCCGTCTTCACGAACCGCGTCCTCTCCCGTCAAGTCCTGCCATCGCTTGATGATGACGTCGCAGTAACGTGGATCGAGCTCCATCGCCCGAGCCTTACGACCTGTGTTCTCGCAAGCAATGACGGTCGTGCCAGAGCCGGCAAAGCTGTCGAGAACGACGTCGCCCTTCTTTGTAGAATTGCCGATCTGATACTCAAACAAATCAACCGGCTTCATCGTCGGGTGATCCCCGTTCCTCAACGGCTTATCGAAGTCGAGAACCGTCGTTTGTTTACGGTCCGAGTACCAGGCATGCCCCGCGCCTTCCTTCCAGCCGTACAAGCACGGCTCATGCTTCCACTGGTAGTCAGAACGACCAAGAACAAGAGAGTTTTTGTTCCACACAAGGCACTGGCGCACCTTCCACGCGTTGTCTCGGCACGCGCCTCGGAAGTTGTAGCCTTCAGCGTCCGCGTGCCAGATGTAGAAAGACGCTCCTGGCTTCATGGCAAAATCAGCAGTAGAGAAGGCATCAATCAAGAACTTTCGGAAGTTCTCGTCCGACATGTTGTCGTTCTGAATCGTCAGCTTGTCTTTCGTCGCGCCTTCGTAGGCCACGTTGTAAGGCGGGTCGGTCAAATACAGATCGACGCTGCCTTCTTCGCACAAGCGAACAAGATCATCGATGCGTGTTGAATCTCCGCACAACAGCTGATGGTCCCCAAGGAGCCAAAGTTCGCCAGGCTTGACAACCGGGTCTTCTGACGGTTCCGCGATTTCCTCAGCGTCTTTCCCGTGCTCCTCGTCGTCATCAATCGAGCCGGTCCCATCAAGCAGAAGGTCGAGCTCTTCGTCAGAGAAGCCCATGACATCGAGGTTGAAGTCAAGTTCCTGAAGTTCACCGAGCTCGATGCGGAGAAGCTCCTCATCCCATCCGGCGTTCAGTGCCAACTGATTGTCGGCAATGCGCAGCGCTTTCTTCTGCGCAGCTGTGAGCCCCTTCAGGCGAATCGCCGGCACTTCCTTCATGCCGATCGACTTCGCGGCCATTGTTCGACCGTGGCCTGCAATGAGCTCGTTGTTTTCGTCGATCAAAACGGGATTTGTGAACCCAAACTCTTTGATCGATTCTGCGACTTGCTGTACCTGCTCGTCGCTGTGCGTTCGAGCATTTCGCTCGTACGCCTTCAGATTGTCAACGCTAACGTATTCGATCTGCGTTTTCTCTTGTCGCACTAGACTTGCAACTCCTTACACGGTTATTCCCTTCGACAGCGTCCCTCGCGGCTTGCGGGGAGCGGTCTGCTGTCTGAGTGCCCCGCCGTTCTGGTAGAAGTCGGCAAGGAACTCGAAGTTCGGGTTCAGCAATTCGAGTGCGGCAGTCGCGTAGACCGCGCAGTCAAGGGCCTCGTTGCGTTCGCGGATTTTCTTCCACGCCATTTTCACGACGCCTTTTTCAAAGTGTTTTTCAAGCACCTCAGCGGTCAACTGCTTGAAGAAGTTTTCAGAAAAGCCCCTGTCCTCCTGCGCCGCATAGTGCGCGAAGTTCGGACCAGGTTCCTGCACGGAAAGCCTGTTCATGACGAGCGACTTTCCGCTGTCAACACCGAGCGTGAAGAGCGTTGCCTTCATCGCGTTGCTCTTCGTCGGCGTGTTGATGAACGGGACACCGATGCCGCCTCGCCCCTTGATCGCGAAAACGCGCATTCGTTCTCGGGCTTTCGTGTACTGGTAGACGTTCGTTGTGTAGGTACCGTCACCAGAGTCAACGCAGGCGCAAGCGACCGAAACATGGACGCCGTTTTGCATCGAATACTGCCGCTGCAGGATTGCATCAAGCTGCTGCCATGTTCGCGGATCGTCCGGGCGGCCATAAAGCACTCGATGTTCAATGCCCCAACACTCCCGCCCGACGCCCCATCCATAGACCGTGCATTCGAGACGGTCGTGCTGAACGTCGATGCCAGCGGTCAGTAGCAAGACGCCTTCCGGGAGGACGCCGTTTGGCGGATAGCTTTCGCGCCGGTTGAACAGTTGCTCCCAGTTGTCGGCGTCAGGGTTGATTTCCTCCCAGGCCTCGCCGAGCTTCAAATTCACGAACTCCATGAGGCCGTGTTTGTCGCGGTTGTGGTTCACCGAAACGAACTCCTCCACCAGATCGTGCAAATTGACCCAAGGCGAATAGAGCGCGTTGACGTGATAGCCCTTGATCTTGCTTCCGGGGTTCGTTGCAATCCAACGACCGCTCTGCAGTAGCTTCGGGTCGGGCTTGTAAGCGCCTCTCGTGATGCAACCGCACTCTGGACAATGCATGCTTGCTGTCATCGGCAGCGCATTCCCTTCGTCGTCTTTCTGCCAGGTCACGTTTGCCCATTGCAGAATGTGTTCCTCACCGCAATGCGGGCACTTGACAAAGAAGCGACGTTGATCACTTCGTTCGTACCAGTCGTCAATCTTCGACGCGCCTTTGATGGTCGGCGTGCTGACAAGAATGATCTTTCGGTTTCCGAAGTTCTGAGTTCGCTGAATGGCAAGCTTCAGAGGGTCCCCTTCTTTCGTCACGCCGTAGCGGTCCACTTCGTCACAAAGCAGGACGCGAATCGGACGGGACGCAAGCCCCGCCGGCGAGTTCGCACCGACAAGGGCAAGGTAGCCACCGGGGAAGTGCTTCATGCGAATTGTCGTGCTTGACTTTTTCGCGGAACCGCGACCGTCCTTTCCTTCTTCGAGCTTGCCTTGCAAGCCTGGAGAGTTCTGGAACATGGGCTCGATGCGCTCCTTCGAGAACGCCTCGGCCATTTCAACGGTCGGCTGTAGCATAAGCTGAGGCGCGGGCTCCTGATCGGCGTAGTAGCCCATGATGTTCAGGAGCATCTCCGACTTGCCGAGCTGAGACGAGCAACACATGACGACGATTTCCGTGCGTCGATCCGTTGCTGAATCCATCGGCTCCTGTAGGTAGGGAGTTCGACTTGTGCGCCAAGAGCCGGCTTCTGGAGAAGTACCAGACGCAACAACGCGGAACTTGTCGGCCCACTGGCTCCCAGTCAAACGAGAGATCGGGCGACAGGCTTGCGCCCACGCCTTGGCCCAAATGCCCATGTCATCACTCCTTTGCGAAGCGCGAGTCGTTGATTGTTTTCAGAAGGTCGCGGAAGATGTCTTCAAGGACTTCTTCAGCTTCGCGCTGCGTCCGATTTTCAAGCAGCGCGGAATAACGTGTCGGCGCGGAGATCGCGAAGTTTCGGAGCATTGCTGCCGCCTCTCTCGCGTCCGCCTCAACATCGGCAACCGCTACGTACTCGCCCTTGAGCTTCTTGTATTCGAGGTCCTTGATTTTTGCGGTTGCGACCTCTTTGGCGACGCGCGCCTTGTTGAACGCCTCATTGAGATTCATCGCAGAAGCGATCTGCTTGTCGTCATCGTCGTCGCCCATGAACACGTCCGCAGTCTTTCTCGACGTGCGGCGGCTCGCCTTTTTTTGTTCTTCAGACTTGACCAGAGCCTTGAAGGCTTTAATACCTTCTTTCAACGGAATCTTTCCGTCGACGAGAGGCAGCTCGCCAGTCTTGCACTTCCCGCTTACGTATGCGGCACTACGTCCGACCTGGCGCGCAAACTCTCGCATGCTGACGCCATCGTTCGCCATGCCAACACCTCATTTTGTTTGGTACTTCCATCTTCACGCGTTCGCGCTTTCGCTTCAATACCGGCAGGCACCGGCAAGCGTAAACCGTTCACGAAAAGCGTAAAGTGAAATGTTCATGAACACCCTTTTGAAAATTGCATCTAGACCGTTTTCGGGGCTCGTCCGACCCGCAGACCTCAAAAAGCCCCGGGAGGACCCAAGCTCTCTCCGTCGCTCATTCGACGCCCCATCACTGAGCGGGCTGAGGCTGAGGTTGAGCCTGCACAGGCGCCAGGCCCTTGTCATCAGTCACAGCATCGTAGACAGCATTGCCTGCCATCGATCCTGCGAACGATCCGGCAACAGTAGACCAGAAGCCACTGTTGGAAGATGCCGGCACCTGATTCACCGTCTGGTTGATGACGGTCGTGTTCTTCTTCACAACAGTCGTGCGCTTCGGTGCATAGCTCTTCGTAGGAGCAGGACGGGAGAACGAACGTCCACCGCTGAACCCACGACCACCTCGTGCTTCCGCTGCTGTAGAAATGAAAAAGGCGACCGCAATGGCCGCCACAATAGCTTTCTTCATAGGTAACCCAAGGAATTAGAAAGGGCGAGGATTTCTCCCCGCCCCGGCCTCAGAGCAAACTGCCCTAAGGTAGCGAATGGAAACCGCGCGGGTTGCGCATCGTTGAGAGGCGTGCGCGGTGTTGTTTTCAAAACAAAAAAGCGGCATCACCGTGGAGGAGATACCGCTTTCCAGAATTGCTGATGTTTTTCCTAGGCATGGCAAAGCGAGCCTAAAAGACTCGCCCTCCAGCTCGGACACACCGGCATAATTTGATTAGTGAAGTCTATCACGGGACAGCACGTTGTGCAACATGCGCATTGCCAACATGAGATGCTGTTCGTACTTGCGTGGTCGGATGCCTACCACACGACAGGTTATCCAGAGCGGCCGGCTCGGATTCCCATAGGCCTCCTGCAACAACCGCTTCTCTTTTGAATCGAGCATCGCGCTCCATGCCGCCTCGATCTCCACAGCGTCATTGATGTCGATAATGCGAGGACGTTCCCTTGTGCCTTCCTCTGGCACGTAGCCGGCCTCTCGCATCACGCCGAGCATTGAACTCTTTCCACGAGGCTTTCCCTCACGCGCCCATGAACTCCAGTTCTCAAGGCGCGCTTCAAGAATTCGGCGCTCCGCTTCATCCATTCGCATGCTCCCTTTCCCATTCGTCTCGGCATTCGGCACAACACCAACGTCGAACATTTCGAACTCCCTCGACCGTTGCAGGCACTCTCTCGATCACTTCCCCGCAGTTCAAGCACAAGCTCACCACGATCGGTCTCGGTCCCTCTGGCTTTCTCTCCTCAATTGCCGCTCGCATGATCCACTCATCGCTTCTAGCGGCTCGGTCTGCATCATCCATGCTTCACCTCGTCAATAAAAACTTTTACACCCGGCTCGGGTCCGTATGCCTTTCTGGTCCGGCTGTCGATCACCTGCGAGTCGTCCTCAAAAACGATCCCGTTCATGCCGTCAAGAATCGCCTTCTGCACGTTGTCAAGGTCCGGCTTTGAGACGTGATGCTCGACACCTTGCAGAGCCGCTGTGCGGCGTTTCTTAGACCATGACGAGGGCACTGGGAAGATGGCGAGGATGTCCACCCGGACTGCGTTCGGCTTTTCGATCTTTCTCTTGCCGATCATTGCTTCCTTTGCCCTGGCCGTCACGAGCGCTTCATACTTGCGCGTCGTGTCTGGCGTGTACGTGTGGCCGCTGCGAGTAAAGCGCGGCCTCCCTTTCCCCTTTGGGAGTCCTTCAATTTTGAAATTCATTGCTGTCATTCCTTTTTGTTCATGTTTCGCAGAGCTGACGGGCGGCCATCTCCTTGAGTTCCTCGACTTCGGTGTCGTCCACGGGCGCCTCAGCCACCCAGAAGCCGGAGTCGGTCTCGATCCCGACGAACATCTCGCCGTTTGGTCGAAAGAGTGGGCTGGAGAAACCTTCTCCAGTTCTTTGGCAGAGATAGACCGTCACGGGTTCCCCGGAGGCCGTCTCAAGTTGCCAGCTCACTTTGATTTCTTTGATGTGAATTCCTTTTGTTTCTGCCCATCGAAGTAGCCCTGCACGAAGGCTGCTCTCTTTTTGGGATTCATTCGAGCCGTGAGGCTCTGGTATTTCGCCATCGACTCACCACGCAATGCGGCAGATCGTCCGAGGCGATATTCGTCACTTTCTTTCATGACTCCTCCTTTGTTAAAAATCGATGTCGTTCTTCCGCATACTCGGCCACGAGAACCGGATGAACTTGCATGTTTCTTTGAGCCGGTCGTACTCCTGCTCTCCTATCGCGGTCTTCAGCAGCGCCGGATCGGCGTTGGTGATCCAGATGGTCTGAAGCTGAGTGTCGTAGCGGGCGTACAAGACCTCTGAGAGAACTTCCTTTGTGATCGGCTTCGCGTCTTCCTTTGCGACCTCATCGACGACAAGCAGCGGACAGGTTTTGTAGGCTCTTTTCACGTCTGCGGTCGTCTTTCCCGGCTCTCGGCATCCCCAGGAGTCAGCAACCGTCTGCCCCATCTCATGCGCCGTCGTGTAGATGCCGGCACACTTGCTCAAGAGTTCCTGAAGCACCGCACACGCCAGATGGGTCTTGCCGGTCCCGCATTCGCCGATGAAAACCATCCCTATGCCGGACTGGCGAAGCGCGTCGAACTTTGTGATGTAGGACTCGGCGATCTTGAGCACCTTCGCTTTCTGGTCGTTCCCATCGGTTCTGAAGGATGCAAGCGTTCTGGATCGGTACTTGGTCGGGATGGCCGTTCGGTCCAGCGTCTGCTCATACGCGCGGCGCTTTTCAAGCTCTTCGCGTTCCCTGCGCTCGCGCTCTTCAGCTTCCCGCTGCTTTTGCAACTGGATCGCTCGGCACTTCGGACATCCGCTCGCGTTCTTGAGCTCTCCCTTCAGGTAGGTAAGGTGAGAGATATATCGCCCGTGCTCGGGGCATTCCCGCTCCTCTTCACCCTCGGCAAAGCCCAACAGGCCGACCAAGCCTTCTGCTTTTTTCATGTTGTTTCCCCTCAATCCACGATGATCGTTACGCCGTCGTCGGCGAGTTTTTCGGTTCTGCCTTCACCTCGGCAGCAGGCCTGAAGTCGCTCTCGGTATTCAGCCGTCTGGGTGACGTTCTGAGGCTTTCGGTAGGTGCTACCGCTCGTCCTCGCCAACCAGGAGGCCTTGAAGCCTGCCCAACCATTGCCGCAACACGTTTCAACGACCTGAAGCAGCGTCATGTGAGCCTTTTCTCCTTCGGATCGAAGAAGATCAAACGCTCTTTCGGTCAATGCCATCTTCTTCAGAGCGCGAATCTCTCCGAATTGCTTCCAGAGGTCATCAGGAACTTCAGCCGGCTTTTCGACCTTGATCCACTTTTTCCAGGCCTCGCCTTTCTTGGCTCTGGCTTTTGGCGGCGCGTCTTCTCTACTGGTTATTGATTGGTTATTGATAGGTTCATTGATAGGTTCGTGTCCCGTTTTCGGTACTACTGTCGTACCGTTTTCGGGACAACTTACGTACCGTTTTCGGGACAACTGGCGTACCGTTTTTGGGTTGTCCCGTTTTTGGGTCGTACCGTTTTCGGTACTTCCGTTTTTGGGCCAATCCTCTATGTGCAGAAGGTACTCATTCGAGTTGTGCACCTCTCGCTTGCGTACTGACAAAACGCCACGTTCCGCAAGTCTCGAAATGACAGCAAATACCGTCTTTCGATTCATCTGCGTCATGCCGCAAATGGTCTCGACGGACGGATAGCAGTTCTTGCCTTCGTCATCGGCCCGGTCGGCAAGAGCGAGGAGCACAAGACGTTCGGTTGACTTCTCAACCGGAACCATCCATGCCAGTGCGGAAACCTTGAAGCTCATGGCGTCCCCTTAGCGAATAAGCGACCAGTCAATATCTGGGCGCAGGTCTTCGCGCGTCACTTTTCGACAAGAAACCATCTCGATCTTCTCAGCGACTTCCGGGCTGAAATTCTTCGACGGGACATACATGCAGTTGTGAAGCCATCGGACAGAAATGCCTACTTTTTGGCACAAGGCCTTCTTTTCGATTGGCTTTAGGGATTTGAAATATTCGAGCGCTCGAGGCGTCATCTCAGACCTCTCGGTGTTGTTTTGGTGTTGAACCATAATACAACATTTTCGCCGCTTTTGTTGGTTGCCGCACATGTTGCCGCGCATACACCTTCCACACTACTATTGCAGAAGGGAGGTACTTCTTATGAGTACGAATGAAAAAGACACCCTGAAGCGGATACGCATTGCAAACCTGAGTCGTCTGGCAGAGCTGAATGGCTCGCGGTCTCGATTGGCCGAGATACTTGGCAAAGCTCCGCAGCAGATCAATGACATGATCAGAGGAACGAAGTCTTTTGGAGCACGAATCGCTAGAGAGATTGAAGATAAGCTTGGCCTTCCCCCAGGAACACTTGACACGGAAAACGCAGAACTCGGCAACCCCCAAGTAAGCACGATACGTTTCAAGCGCATACCAATCCTTTCATATGTGCAGGCGGGAATGCTTACAGACAACGGACAAGAACAATACGATGAATGGGCGATCGTCCCAGAAACATTGCCGGAGAAAACTTTTGCTCTTCGCGTAAGAGGCGACTCCATGTCGCCAAATTTCCAAGAAGGACAACTGCTCTTCGTCGACCCCAATAGGCTGCCAAAACCTGGAGACTTCGTCATCGCACGTTCTACGTCTGGCATTCTCACAGAGACGACTTTCAAGAAATACGTCGTCACCGGATACGACGATCAAGGTCGAGAACTCTTTGATCTGAAGCCGCTGAACCCAGACTATCCAATCCTTCACTCCAGGCAACACGGTTTAGAGGTCGTCGGCGTCGTTTGCGGATCATTCAACACCTACTAAACCAAACCCCATAACACAACCAAATCAAGCCCGCCACTCAAGGCGGGCTTTTTTTGTCTTAATTTCAGTGTCATTGATGCGCGTCAACAACTCCCCAATTTATACACCCCGCCAACACCCTACAGCAACCATTTCGGTTTTATTTTGGTGTAACATCAACGGTGTTGATTGGTTTCATCCACACATAGCAGGAAGAAACCATTCAACACCAACTTTCCGACAACAATCGGGAGGGCAGACATGAAAACGCGGACGCGGGGATGCAGACGTTGAGAGACGTGGAGCGGCGGACGTAGCTGATGCAGCCGAGAGAGGCAGAGGTCACGAAGACCCGAGCGGTTGCCTGCGGAAAACGCGGGACCGTGCACAGCAGAAAGTCGATTCAAGCGTTCTTGCGCATGTGTTCAATGCGTAGGGGACTGGCGCGAGAGCGCTTGGATGGACTTTCATAAAGATCACAGCCGTCTCGCGGGCACCCGCAAAGAGCGACACGCGGGACGGCTTATCAGGAGAACACAATGACGGACAAGGACAAGCTCGACTACCTCGAGTACATCAAAGACTTCATGGATGAGGCCGCTAAGGCCTACATCCGAGGCGACGACGATGCGTACATCGGTGCACTCAACTCCGCTGACGCCATTCTGACTGGTTTGCTCAACGATGACGACGAGGAGGACGAAGAATGAAGCGCAACGACTTCGACGCCCGACTGGCGCATCACCTCCGTTCGATCGGTCGCGAGACCTGCAGCGAAGCTGATGTCCACGAGTACGCGCTCATGAGCATCGCGAACGCCGCCGCGCTCGCTTTCTACATGAAGACCGAGCCGACCGTCATCCACTGCCCCGCAGCGGAGAAGTACGAGCAGGTCGCGTGCAACGTCCAGTGCATCCTGGACGAACTTCCGTAACGACTTCGAGGGAAAACGGCTTGACGCAGATATGAGCCGGTCTGGTCGATGACTCGAGCCAGATTCCAAAGCAGGGGCATCTGCAGACGAGAGGCTTTTGCGTTCACCCCTGCTCCCTCACCCACCACCAACAAAAAGGACATTCACGCGCCCTTGCCCGTGCCATCACGAGCCGGCAGTTCTTCCGAGCGAGGGCGTCTGAATGTCTTTTCTTTTTTTCGGAGGCGTCATGAAGCGCTTTATTACTTACCTCGACGACCTGGCGAAGCGGACCTACTTCGGCACGGACGGTACCGAGCCTCAGCGCTCTGGCGTACTCGGGTACCTCATCGATGGCCTCGAAGGCCTTCTCGGATTCTTCGGCCTAGTGATCCTGCCGGCAATGGCTGCGGCCACTCTCTACCACTGGATTTTTGACTAAGGAGATCGGCATGGCATGGAACTACCCAGACGGATGTGGTCCTGACGACTACGAAAAATGGTGCGGCCCCGACCCTGACGAAGAAGACGAGGACGAACACGGTTACGACGAAGATGACGAAGACGAAGGCGAGGTGCTCGAATGAAGGCAGAACCGCGCAAAAACCTGAGACTGCGCGAAATCGAGTACCTCACGCTCGTCGCGAAAGGTCTCAGACGACGCGAAATCGCCGAAGTCATGGGCATTGCGACAACCACCGTCAAGTCCCACCACGAAGAAGCGTTGCGAACACTCGGCGCGAGAACGGCTGCCGAGGCGGTCTACGAAGCCTTCCAAAAAGGCATCTTCAAGGCAACCAAATGAGCTACTCCGACCCCGTAAAGACAATCGAACACATACCACCCGACTTCGACATGAAACGCAAGACACCAAAGCGACCGCTCGAACAGCGGAAGAAAGCAAAGCAGGCTCGGCAGAACGTCGAGCCTTTTTCATGTGAACAACCATCGTTGATCTGGAAGGTCGTTGTTCTCGTAGGAGCGCTTGCGGTTAGTGCCGGAGCACTCATTCAAGGAGTTTTTAGATGACAGCAATCAAGACTGCTGAGATGGCACGCGATGACTGGCTGCAAGAGCGCAGCAAGGGCATCGGCGGTTCAGACGTTGCAACCGTCCTCGGCCTCAACCCTTACAAGACGCCGCTGAGCTTGTGGGAAGAAAAGACCGGCAAGACCAAAGGCTCCCCGGCAGGCGAAGCGGCCTACTGGGGAACGACTCTAGAGGACGTTGTCGCGAAAGAGTTCAGCAAGCGCACCGGCATGAAGATTCAGCGCGTGAACTTCCTTCTTTCGACCGGCGAAGACGGGTGGATGCGCGGCAACATCGACCGAGCGATCGTCAACGAACAGATTGCCAAAACGGTCCGCGTCAACAAGCCCGCGAAGGCAGCCGAAACCGGCCTCATGCTTTCGACGGACGTCGGCCTCGAGTGCAAGACCGCCAACGCCTTCATGGCTGACAAGTGGGGACCTTCGCAGGAAGATGAGATCGTGTCCGGCAAGGTCGTCACCGAGCACCAGATTCCGCTCTACTACGAAACGCAGATTCAGTGGTACATGGCGGTGACGGGCATCAAGAAGTTCTATGTCGCTGTTCTCATCGGCGGTCAGGACTTCCGAATGTACGAAGTGCAGCGCGATGAGGACGTGATCAAAGCCATCGTCGAAAAGTGCCGCGCCTTCTGGTTCGAGAAGGTCCTTGCTGACGTCGCCCCTGACCCCATCAACGTCGACGACATCAAGAAGCTCTATTCCCGAGACAACGGCGAGCTGAAAGAAGCCAGTAACGACGAAGCTGCCGACATAGGCGAGCTCCGAACGATCAAAGAACAGATCAAAGAGCTTCAGGAGCAAGAGAAGGCCGTCGCCTCTCGCGTGATCCTCGCCATTGGTGAAAAGACCGGGCTCACGATCGGCGGTCAAAAGGCCGTCACCTACAAGGCGCAGAACAGCACTCGCTTCTCCTCTACCGCCTTCAAGAAAGAACACCCTGACCTGTACGCAACTTTCGTACAAGTCACCCCCACCCGAATCCTTCGACTCGCTTAACAAAAAGGAAACTCATGTCAACAACTGATGTTCTCAAGTCGCAGGTCGCACCTGCCGCCGCACAGACCGCCGTCGTGCAACAGGTCAAAGCCGCAACCGTCATCGACGTCGTGCGCTCGAAAAAGTTTCAGGCACAGATGGCCCTGGCACTTCCGAAGAGCATGACTGCTGATCGCCTGACGCGCATCGTCATGACTGAGTGCCGCAAGGCACCGGCTCTTCTGAAGTGCGCCCCTGAGAGCTTTTACGGCGCAGTCCTCCAGTGCGCTGCTCTCGGCCTTGAGCCAGGTTCCGCGCTCGGGCATTGCTACCTGCTGCCCTTCGGGAATGGCAAAGACAAGTCTGGTCGTCCGAACGCCCAGCTCATCATCGGCTACCGAGGAATGATCGACCTCGCACGTCGATCCGGACAGATCGTCAGCCTCTCCGCATACTGCGTGCACGAACAGGACACCTTCAACTACAAGCTCGGTCTTGATCCGGACATCGAGCACATCCCTGCGTCGGTTGCGGATCGAGGAAAGGTCACTCACGTCTATGCCGTCGCGAAGCTCAAGGGCGGCGGGGTTCAATTCGAGGTTATGTCACGCGCCGAGATTGAAGCTGTGCGCAAGACCTCAAAAGCAGGCACCTCTGGCCCCTGGTCCTCGCATTGGGACGAGATGGCAAAGAAGACCGTCATCCGGCGCCTCTTCAAATACCTCCCCGTCAGCATCGAGGCCGTCCGCGCAGTCGAGATCGACGAGAAGTCGGACCGTGGCGAAGCAGTAACGCAGCAGGACTTCATTGAAGGCGAGTTCATAGAGAAAGGCACCGCTGCAGAGCAGTATCTCGAAGCCCCGGTCGTTGACGACGAAATCCACGAAAACAATTAACCCATTATCTCTAACCCATTATCTCTACAAGGAGAAGCTCATGCTTAAAAAAGCAACCTCCCATGAAATCATCCGGTCCGCTCTGTTCGACATCAACAATCAGTATGACAACCGGATCGACGACATCGACACTTCTCTCCTCGTCGAATCGGCTCTCTTGATCGCCTTCGAAAGCCACAAAAGCGAACACAAGGAAGTCCTCCAGAATATCGCCCACTCCGTCTGCAACTACGCACTCACAATCGAGCGAGCCAAAATCGAAAGCAACGAAATCAGTGCTCTGATGTTTGCTTATGACGACACTGAAGAAACCGCTGAAGAAAGCGAGGAAACCGTCGACCAACCCGTCGCTGAAACGGTGCCCGCCGAACAGACGCCTGCGTTTGATCTAGCAGCATTGAAAAAGATCGCCGGCACCTCCATGACCGTTGAAGACAACGGCGACATTCGCCTCAGCTTCAAGCACCAGTAACCCACTCAAGCCCCGCTTCGTGCGGGGCTTTTCGTACGAAGAAACAAATGAGATTCAGACTCAAAGACCGCGAGCTGCAGAAGAAGCTCGACGAGATCAGTAACGGGGGGTTATCCCGGATGTTGGGAAGACTTCCGTACTACACAACGCAATCCTCAGAACCTGACTTTCTGCACTTCAGCAAGAATCCGCACCTCATGTTAGAGGTAACGTCTGACATGCTCGAATCGTTAAGGGAATACAACCCGCACGGCTGGAACTCCTTCCCCGAAGTCGAGCCGCCGGAGGGAGTCTTGATGCGGGTTGAATGCAACCAAATGAAAACATGTCTTGTTTTTGAAAACGGAAAATGGCGATACCCAAGTGGAGAGTCGTTTGAAAACTATGAGTTTGCGTTTCCTGTAAAACGCTTCCGCCCGTGGGATGAGGATGACGAAGCATGACGCAATGGAAATACTTCCCGGACACGACGCCGCCGCGCGGCTTGCCGCTCAGGCTCGAAGTCAAAGAAAAGGATCAAAACACTGGCACGCCGGAACCCTACTACGGCAAGACCCTTTTTCAGGGGTTTGCGGTTTTCGACGGCCAAGACTTCATCCCGTTCGGCTCGTTCCACCGGCTGCCGATTTTTTGGGACGGCCGGCTAAACGCCTTTGGGCATAAGGATGTGACCGCCAGATACGCTCTGTGGGAGACCGAAGAATGAGCCAGACAGTAAAAATTGATGAGGCCGCTCAGGCCGCGATTGCCGAGATCGTCGGCATGCCATGGGTAAAGGAATACTACGACAACACGCTTGACGAGGATCGCGACTTTCTAGCGCTTATCGAAAGGCACGGGGCCTCTGTAAGAGTCCTAGTCAAAGAAGGGGGCTATATCGCCGACATTTGGCACTTCGAAGCCGAGCAAATCGGCCAAGCGATTCTGCGTGCGTCGACGGACGCAAAGGCTTTCCAGAAGGCTCAAACGGAGTGGGCAGGGGTACAGATGCAGCGCCTCAACTGCGAAATTACTGGCTCTCAGAATATGTGGGGCTACGGATTCTACGTGAACGGCAGGCATTATGAAGTCAACTTCACGACGAACGAGAAAGCCCGCACCTGCATCATCTTGAACCAAGCAGCAAAACCGATCTTTCAGAAAGTGACCGATGACGTGAGCAAGGTTTCGCAAGACGATGCTGCACTCGTGCTCAAGACGTTCCTGCTATCGAAGATCAAGGAGGACGAGGAATGAACCCGCAAACCATCAATGCGATGGAGATCGTAATGCTGACGATCTTCGTCGTCCTTCGCATAGCAGGCACTTGCTTCATCGTCTGGGCGCTCGCGACGTCAGGCATAACCGTCGGGTACAAGACGATCCTCATCGCACTGGCACTTCTTGTCGGACTTGGTTTCGGTCTCAAGTACCAAAACCCGAATGCACCGTGCGATCCGCAACACTGCATTTTCAAGGAAAACAAGGAATGAAAGCCAAGAAAAAGCGGACAAAGAAATACAACCCGAAGAAACACAGCATCGGCTACCTCGACATGCTCGACATATCAGCGAACAAGGGGCTTTCAGACCGCTCCGCGAAAAACATCGAGCTCGACTACCGCATTCACCTGCAGTCCTTCAGAACGGAGCCCACGTATGAATCGTGGGCTTATTTGATTGGGCTTCTACTTCTAGCTGACCGCCTGTCCTACGACCTCGAAGAAGGCGAAGAGTTCAGACGTGAGATTGAGCCGGCATGGCGCCAAGTCGATGCGGCCTGGCGCATCTGGCAAGAGAAGCACGTGATCGCGAAAGAAAACCTGCTGCAAGCCGAAGCCCTGCTGCCGAACCTTATCGAGCTATTCAAGGGCTTCTCCTACAAAGAGATGGACCAGGCGCTTCACTACGTCATGAAGCACCCCCTGAAGCCTGTCCGCGTCATGAAAGAGGAAGGACTGATCGAATGAAGTACCGAGTGCGCGATGAAAAAGCGCGAAGAAAACTAGAAACGCTGTCCGGTGGCAAATTCCACGAGCGTCTGAACAAGTATGCAGCCTCCTTTGCGGATGCTCACAAAGCCGGTCGTGTGACGGACGAGGAGTTTGCCGAGGGCATCACGGTCGGCATCTGGATAGGCGCCTGCCTCGCGCACGTCCGAATCGAGTGGCAGGACATTGAAGAGATCAAGGAGCAGCAATGAACAAACATGACAACGAACAATGGCGCTCCTTTAAGAAAGAGCGCCCGGAACGCGGGCACTACCAGATCAGCCTCGTCCCTCGTGACGGCCACAAAGGATTCTGCATGTACGCGTACTTCAACGGACGGGACTGGTTCGACGAGCACAATCGACAGCTGGACGTCAGCAGGTATCAGCTTTCTTTCCGTCCTTGGTGTGAGGACTACGAAGAATGATCGACGCAGAACTGAAAGACATTGCCAGACACTACGGGCGAGACCATCAGACGCTCAAGGCTGCCGAAGAGTTCGGAGAGGCTGCAACTGCGGCTTCACGTCTTGCGCTCGCACGACAGGCTGAAGCATCCGGCGGCAAGTACCGGTGCATCACCGTGCTTGAAAACGACCTTGCAGAGGAATGCGCCGACTGCCTCGTAATGATCAGTCAGCTCCGCATTCTGATTCCCGGCTTCAGCGCCAAGGTCGACCGGGTAATGCACGAAAAGATCGAACGACAAATCAACCGAATTTCAAAGGAACAACAATGCTGAACATCAACGAAGTGACCATTTGCGGCTGCCTTGGCCGCGACCCTGACATCCGATATGGGACGAACAACCTCGCTTTCGTTTCCCTGGCCGTCGCCACAAACCGTAGAGTGAAAAACGCGGACGGTCAATACGAAAACGTCACAGACTGGAACACCGTCGTCGCCTTTGGCAAGACTGCCGAGACGATTGCCGAGTATCTGCACAAGGGTTCGCCGATCTGGGTACGTGGCCGTCTTCAAACGAGAAAGTACAAAGACAAAAACGGCGCCGACCGATGGGTGACAGAAGTCATCTGCGAGCACTTCCAGTTCGTCCAGAGTGCGAAGGAACGAGCACAACAGCAACAGGCCGAACCGGCAAGACGTTCACGCGTGCAAGAACAAGCCCAGACCTATGACGACGGCGAAGTACCGTTTTAAGGAGAACCAATGACCGAAATCATCGCACTGAGTGCGGCAACCATTGGCGGCGAAGAAATTCAGACCGTCAACGCGCGTGACCTTCATGCGTTCCTCGGCGTCAAGACCGAGTTCAAGGACTGGATAGCTCGTCGCATCAAAGACTTCGGCTTTGTCGAGAACACGGACTTTTGCTCATTTTTGAGCGAAAGTTCTGGCGGTCGTCCGAGCAAGGAATTTTCCGTTTCCCTCGGCATGGCAAAAGAGCTGGCGATGGTCGAACGAAACGCGAAAGGCAAGCAAGCCCGCCTCTACTTCATCGAGTGCGAAAAAATCGCAAAGGCCAAGGCTACCGCTCCGGCGCTGCCGGACTATCCAACGGCGCTGCGACAGCTCGCCTCTTCATTAGAGAAGCAAGCTGCGCTTGAACACAAGGTCGCGGAGGACGCTCCGAAGGTAGCCTTTGCTGAGACAGTCGAAGCGTCCTACGGTGACATGCTCATCAGAGAAGCCGCCAAGACGCTCGGCTATCCAGCGACGCTTCTCTTTGACTGGCTACGCGCACACTCGTGGATCACAATGAAAAATGAACCTTACGCGGACCGCGTGAAGCAAGGCGTCCTGCGCCCTCGCGTGTCGAACTTCACGCACCCGGAAAAAGGACTGAGCGTGTCGATCACGGCGCACGTTACTCCGAAAGGGCTGTACAGGCTTTATCAGGCACTCCTGAAAGAAGGAAAGGTCACCAGGAATGAAAGACTTGAACAAACGGCAGGATGATGAAAAAATGATGACGGCGTCCAACAAGATTCGCGACGGCATGCGTTTTCGCGAGATGCTCTTTGATCCGGCAGTTCCTGACTATGCATTTCTAACGCGAGATGAAGTCATCGCCGCCTTTGATACATCAGAGCCGACACTTCGACGTTGGGCATTGGAAAGCGGCTTCCCGGACCCTGTAGCCTATCCAGGCATTACTGCGTACCCCATCGCAGCTCTACGCGAGTTCCTGAGTCGCGTAGCCAGAGAATCTCGCAACGCCACAAGCAAAAAAAACCGTTAG